AGGGCAGCGTGGAGGTGAGCGAGTACAGGGACTATCCCCTTGAGCTTGCATACGTCCACATCTACGGCGCGAGCTGGGACGGCACCAGCACAACCAAGTGGAGCCGCACCGACGAGGCGGCAGAGTTTACCGACCCTGTGCCGTATGTCGCGGGCGCAAGCAGCTATGGCAGCCCTTTTGACAGCTTGCAGCCCTGGGCGGGCATGACCGTTAGTGAGCGAACCGGCGGCACGATGGTCAGCATCCCCAAGTTTTGGTACAAGCTGACCCAAAACGGCAGGGGCATGAGCATCCAAATCGCCGACCGCGCGGTGGAGGGCTACAGCGTCAGCCCTGCCCACATGGACAGAGGCGACGGTCACGGTGAGCGGGACGTGGTGTACATCGGCAGATACCACTGCAACGGCACCTATAAGAGCGGCACCGGCAGCCCCAGGGTGAACATGACCCGCTCTTCGGCCCGCTCAGGCATCCACAATCTCGGCTCGACCATCTGGCAGAGCGATTTTACAATGCGGTTTACGCTCTGGCTGCTGTACATCGTCGAGTTCGCCGACTGGAACAGTCAGGCGAAAATCGGCTATGGATGCAGTCCGAACAGCAACACCTTCGCAATGGGCTACACCGACTCGATGCCCTACCACACCGGCACCGATCAGAGCAGCCGGGCCACCTACGGCGGCACGCAGTACCGCAACATCGAGGGCCTGTGGGATAACGTATATGACTGGTGCGACGGCTGCTACTACAACAGCAACGGCCTGAACATCATCTTGAATCCCTCCGAGTTCAGCGACAGCAGCAATGGCACGGCGGTCGGCGTTCCGTCCAATGGCTGGCCGTCCGCATTCAAGGTCAAGACAAACGGCGGCTTCCCGATGTTTATCCCCACATCCGCGTCCGGTAATGACGCAACGTACTCGTGCGATTACTGGTACTTCGACTCGTCGAACCCGTGCCTCTACGTCGGTGGTCACTATAGCCACAACTCCAGCTATGGTTTGTTCTTCGTCGACTGCATCGCCGCGTCGTACTATGACGGGAACATCGGCTGCCGTCTCCAAGAACTCCCCAACGGGGGAGTCTGAGGGGGCCGCAGCCCACTCAGATGATTGCGCCGTAAGGCGCTGAACTTTTTTGGGACTGTCTGTGCATTGCCGGTGTTTTTTGGTCTCGGGCCTCGTGCGATAACTGGAACTTCGACTCGTCGAACCCGTGCCTCTACGTCGGTGGTAACTATAGCCACAACTCCAACTATGGTTTGTTCTACGTCAACTACAACGCCGCGTCGAACTATAACGGGAACATCGGCTGCCGCTTCCTTTTTGATATTTCCAACCTCATATATTTTGGCACAGGCAGCCGCACACCCCATGGTGAAGATAGGCATTTTGGGAGCGGGCTAGTACACCCCGCAAGGGGCGCTGGAACGTCCGTACAGCTAAAAGGAGGGTATCCCAATGAAGAGAGCTGGAAAGCTCTTTGATACGCTAATCTCAGATGATAATTTGCTGCTTGCCATCGACGAAGTGAACCGCACCCACCACTGGAATCGAGGCCACAAGCCCAACACCTGTACAGCGTGGGTGGAAGAGACCAAGGCTCAGCGGGTGGAAGACCTGCGGCGAATACTCGTCGGCGGCTTTGAGCCGAAAAAGCCTCATGTCAGCCAGCGGTGGGACGCAAACGCCCGGAAATGGCGCACCATCAGCGAACCGGCCCAGTGGCCCGACCAGTATGTCCACCACGCCCTCATCCAGGTGTTACAGCCCAGGATGATGCAGGGAATGGATTTTTACTGCTGCGGCTCCATCCGGGAGCGCGGGCCGCACCGGGAAAAGAACACCATCCAGCGCTGGATGAAGTACGACCGCAAGGGGACAAAGTACGAGTTTTGCGGAGACATCCGCCACTTTTACGACAGCCTGACTCCGGAAGTCGTCATGGACCGGATGCGGCAGCTCTACAAGGACCGCCGCGTCCTCGACCTCATCCGGCGCGTCATCCGGGACGGCGTAAAGCTGGGGACGTACACCTCCCAGTGGTTCGCCAACGCCGTCTTACAGCCCCTCGACCAGCTCATCCGGGAGAGCGGGCTGTGCAAGCATTACGCCCGGTACATGGACAACCTGACCGCTTTCGGGCCGAACAAGCGCAAGCTGCGCAAACTCCGCATCCTTGTGGAAAGCTGGCTGAACGCCCACGATCTGAAACTCAAGGGCGACTGGCAGGTGTTCCCGGTGGCGAAAAAGCAGCCGAAGACGCCCCTTGCCTCGCCCCGGCGCGGCTTTGCGCGGGCGAAAGGGCGGCTGGCGGACGCTGTAGGCTACCGGTACGGGAGAGGGTACACCATCCCCCGCAAGCGGAATCTGCTGCACATCAAGCGGGCGCTGGCGCGGTATCGCAAGCGCAGGCGGCAGGGGAAGCCCATCACGCCCAGAGCGGCAGCAAGCCTGCTCTCGCGCCTCGGGCAGCTCCGGCACTGCAACAACTATCATCTCTATCAATGGCTGTTTCGGGGAGAGCGGGTCGTCCGCGATCTGAAGCACGTCGTCCGAGAGCATCGGAGAAAGGAGAACCTGACGTGGATTATGTTTTTGGCACAAAGGGCGGCGCAGAAGTCCTCAAGACCATCGGCGACGCTCACACCGGTCTGACCGACTACCACCAGCTTGAGCGGGAGTATCCCGACCAGACCATCACCGACAGCTTCCGCGTTGTCCGCAAACTGCGCAGCGCGGAAGACGCGGAGGGGCGCTGCTATGACTGGTACGAAATCGACCACCACTACCGGATGACCGACAAGACCGGCCCTTTGGCAGAACGGGCAGCGAAGACCGCTGCGGAGATGGAGGACGCCCTGTGTGAGCAGGATATGGCCGCTGATGAGAGACTGGCAGCTATCGAGGACTCGCTGTGCGAGCTGGACGCCGCCGTCAATAAGTAAGGAGGACATCAAAATGGATAAAATCTGGGCAAACAGGTTGATCGCCGGTACCAAGGAATGGGCAGAGATGCCCACAAGCCGCCGCCCCGGGGTCAAGCGGGAGCTGGCCAAACGGGTAGCCGACGGCGAGATCAACCCTGAGCAATACAAGGAGATCACGGGGGAGGACTACAATGGGTAAGCTGCTGGAACTGCTGGAAAAGCTGGTGCGGGCCATCTTTGGCCCGGGGGACGAGCAGGACACCGGTGAACCTGAGCCTACGCCTCAGGCCCCCAAGGCAGAGGCCGTCACCGGCTGGGAGGGAGGCCCGCCCCACCGGGACCTTGACGTGAGCCGGCATCAGGGCCTTATCGATTGGGCGCAGGTGGCAGCGGCGGGCTACAAGGGAGCGATGCTCAAGACCGTCTCCACCAACAGCAGACTCTCCAAGCGGGCGGACGGCCTCTACATCGACCCCACCTTCGAGGAAAACTACCGCAACGCCCGGGCTGCCGGGCTGGACGTGGGCGTCTACTACTACACCTATGCCACCAGCGAGGCCATGGCCGACGAAGAGCTGGCCATGCTGCGGCAGGCGGTGTACGGCAAGGAGTTTTCTCTCCCCATCTGCGTGGACGTGGAGGAAAACAAGCTCAAGCCCATGAGCACCCTCGACCTCACCAACCTCGCCGCCTACGCGCTGGAGCAGGTGGAGAAAATGGGCTTTTACGCCCAGCTGTACACCTACACGGGTTACAGCTATGAGTTGGACATGCAGCGTCTGGCAGGCCGCTGGGACGTCTGGTTGGCCGACTACACGGGCAAGACGCCCAAGGTGGATTACATCTACCACGCCCACCAGCACACCAGCAAGGGCTCTGTGCCGGGCATCTCCGGCAACGTAGACTTGAACGTCACCACCCGCAACTACCCGAAAATCATCGCAAAGAAGGGTCTGACCCGTCTCCGGGAGGGTGCATGAGCGAATCAATCATCGTGGCAATCATCACCGGCGGTCTGAGCTTGATCGGCGTGATCGTCTCCAACAACCGCACCGCTCAGAGCATGGACAAGAGCATGGATGCCAAGCTGGACAAGCAGCAGGCCGTGACCGAAACCAAGCTGGAAGAACTGACCCGCGAAGTGCGGGCGCACAACAACTTTGCCCAGCGCGTCCCGGTACTTGAAGAACAGATCAAAGTGGCAAACCACCGCATTGCAGACCTCGAAGCAGACCACGAAAAAGAGAGAGGAGAGTAATACATGGCAACGATCAATAACATTTTGGGCGTCATTCCCGCCCCGGTGGCGGCAGTGCTGATGCTGGGAGGCTTTATTTTCTACGCCCTTGGTTGCATCCGGCTGGGCTACGGCGCAGCGGTAAAGCCGCTGGTGCTGGATCTCATCGAGCGGGCCGAGCACGAGATACAGGGTACAAAGCGGGGCGCAGAGCGCAAAGCCTGGGTCGTCAAGATGCTCAGGGCCGCTCTGAGCGCCAGCAAATACGGCAGGCTCATCAGCTGGGCCATCACTGATGAGACCATCGGACGGGTGATCCAGTTTTTCTTTGACCGCGCAAAGGCGGCACTGAGTAAGGAGTAAGACCATGAGCAGCACTACATACCAGATTTACGCCAAAATCAAGCAAATCCAGCGTAAAGTAAGCGTAATTTGCACGCTTTCAGCGCGAATTTCCCATTTTCAGCGCGAATTCACCGCTATGGTGCGCAACGCCGGACAGCTGCCGCAGCCCTTCTGGCTGCTCGGTGCTACCTGTGGCGGCGGCTCGTGTGGTGCTGCCCGCTGCGCTGCAAGGACTTGACCGACAGCAGATGACCGCCGCCATCAAAAACGCACCGCTTGGGAGGGTAGACCGTAAGATAGCCTTACTGCGGTACGTTGAGCGGCTCCCGCTGCCGGACATTGCAGCACAGACACATTACAGCCGGACGGCGGTAGGCTACCGGCTGAAAGGCATTGAAAAAATGTTAAATGTGTGATATAATATTTTTACGAGCTGAGTGTATGTAGGACGCATGTTTAAGGCTGATTCTACAAACGCAACAAAGCGGCAGGCTATTCCAGAGCTTGCCGCTTTTCTTTTTGCACGAATTGTGGTATAATATACTTAACAAATCCACCCGGCCTCTCGAAGAAGCGCATTAGGGTGGATATTTGCCAGCTAGCCCCGTGCTTTATCTGGGAATGAAAAAAGCGGTTGCCAGATAGGCGCCGACCAGTCTCCCGCTCGCCTACTTATAGTGCGTACCATGCGGGAGACGCAATTTTGCCACTTCGGTGGCGGGGCGATTACTCGCTCACTTATAATCCATCAGCTTTAGGCTGGTGGATTTTGTTTTATTCGCACTAGTTTTGTCAAAAGCATTGCCATATATTGGATGATGTGATATTTTAGCATTGCACTTCAATGTGTGCATCTTTACAGTTAAGCGCTCATGCGGATTTTTCCGCGTGGGCGCTTTTCTTTTTTTGTCCTTCGTTATACCTTCGTTGTCTTTCGCTTTTTGCTGATGCGGTACACTAAGAGCACAAGGAGGGATGTATTATGAGCTATTATCCGACACCCGGAGCACCTTACGTTCCGCAGCAGCCTGTCAATCCTTACGGCGGTATGGGCACGGTAGGACTTGCCACTTCCCTGCCAAACGCACAGATGCAACAGGCACAACCGCAGCGTCCGCAGCCGATGAATGGGCAACAGCCCGTTCAGCAGTCGGCACAAGACGGTGGTTGGCTGCTGGGCAGACCTGTTTCCAGCAGGGAGGAGTTTTTGGCGATACCGTCTGACCTGTACGGCAGACCGACCTATTGCCCTGACCTGCGCAGCGGTGTGATCTACTGCAAGCGGCTCAACCCGGACACCTGCGAATCCTATGTACAGGAGTTTTACAGCCCGGAAGCGTGGCGGCAGATACAGGCGCAACAGGCGCAGCAGACCGCTGCACCGACACAGCAGTATGTGCCCATTGAAGAGTATAACGCCCTCGTCCACAGGCTGGATGAACTGGAAAAGTGGCAAAAGAGCTTTTCCAAGCCCACTGCCGCTGCAAAGAAAGGAGAATAACAATGTCCTCTCCGTTTGATGTGATTACGCACAGCCCCATCATGCAGCTTGCGAACCTTGCCCGTGCCGGACAGAACCCGATGGGGCTTATCCAGCAGTTGAGCGGGCAGAACGCACCCATCATGCAAGGCTTGAACCTGATTCAGGGCAAAAACGAAACGCAGCTCCGAACGATGGCGCAGAACCTCGCCAAAGAGCGTGGCATCGACCTGAATCAGCTGGCAAGCGCTCTGAACCTGACGCTGCCCCGGTAAAGCATCCCTCTAAGCGAAACGCTTCTCAGTTTTGCGGACTTGATAAAAACCGCTTTTGTTTGGCTTCGCCCACCGCACACGGCGGTGGGATGGCATAACGCAAAACTGAAAGGAGTTTTGTTATGGACGATTTTGCAACTGGTTATCTGGCTGGGCAGGACGGTGGCAATAACAACGGCGGATTTTTCGGCAACGAAGGTCTGTGGGCGGTTATCATCCTCGCCATCATCTTCGGCTGGGGTACAAACGGCTACGGTCGAAACGGTGGTGACAACGGCATGAACAGCTACATCCCCTATCTGGTCGGCACTGGCGCAACTGGTCAGGGTGGCGCAGATACTCGTGCGGCTCTGTCTGAAGGCTTCTACCAGCAGGACACTTCCCGTTCTCTGGCTGGCATTCAGAGCGGTATCTGCTCTCTGGGCTATGACCAGCTGGCGCAGATAAACGGAGTCAACGCCAACATCGCAAACGGCTTTGCGGGCGTGAACAGCGCCATCTGTCAGCTCGGCTACCAGAACGCACAGCTCGTGAACGGTCTGGAACGCAGCGTGTCCAACGGCGACAACGCCATCAGCCTCGCCATCATGCAGGAGGGCAACGCACGGCAGGCGGGTCAGACCGCACTTTCCACGCAGCTTGCATCTTGCTGCTGCGAGAACAAGCAGCTCATCGGCGACCTGAAGTACACCATTGCACAGCAGGACTGCGCTACCCGTCAGGCTATCGCAGACAACGCCCGTGCCATCGTGGACAACTGCAACGCCAATTTCCGCAGCATGATGGACTACTTCACGCAGGATAAGATTGCCACTCTGACCGCTGAGAACCAGAACCTGAAGTTCGCTGCTTCTCAGGATCGTCAGAATGCGCTTCTGACCACTGTGATGTCCCAGCAGACCGATACCATCCTGAACCGGGTCAATCCTCGTCCGATTCCCGCTTATCAGGTGGCAAACCCCAACGTGGGCGTGAACTGCTGCGGCTGCTGCTAACCTACACACTCCCCGATAACACCGGGTGAACCATCGGGGCAGGGGTAAGACACCTCTGCCCCTGATTTTTTAGGAGGAAAACATTATGGCTTGCAAAACAAGCTGCAAACTCTGCCCGCACTTGGTCATCAGTCAGGCGGTCACGTTTGCCAACGACACGCTGACCATCAATATCCCTGCTGGCGCATACCAGAACGGAGAGAAGTATTGTATCGTGGTTGCTCAGAGCTTGCCGGACACGACTACCATCAACGCCCCTGTGGTCATTACCATAGGTGCAGGCACGACCGCGTACCCTCTGACCGATTGCAACTGCGCTCAGGCAACCGCCGAGAGCATCCACACCCGCACCCGCTACGCTACCCGTGTGGCAACGTCTGCAACCGGCACCGGCACGTTTAAGTATCTTGGCTGCTTCTGCCGCTCCCACGCCGGTGCGCCTGCGTCCATTTCTTGAGGAGGTATAGATTATGGGCAAGAATAATTTTCGCCGCATGATGATGCTCCGCGACCACGACAAAGACCGTGAGCCGGAACGTGACCGCCTTGAGGAAGAGCGTGACCGCAGGGAACGTGAGCTGGAACGCCGTCTGCGTAAGCTGGAAGATGGCAGCGACCGCTATCCTTACTATCCGCAGGAGGAAAACCGCTACATTGACCCCTACCCTATCCCCCGCTACCCTGACGTAGAGTACGAGCGCAAGATGCCGCAGATTGGCTTCTCGCAAAACGGAGACTGGGACAAGCGGTCTGGGCAGTATGAGCATGGCGGTGCGGACAGCCGCTCCATCAAGATGCCACGCAAGCACCTTACCCACGATGAAGCAGAGGAATGGTGCGACAGCATGGTGAATGCTGACGGCACAAAGGGCTGTCACTGGACGCTGGAACAGACACAGGACGTTGCCAAACAGCGCAACATCACTTGTGACCCGAACGATTTCTGGGCTGTTATGAACATGATGTACTCGGATTATTGTCAGGTCGCAAAACGCCAGTCTGTTGACACTCCGGGCTTCTATGCTGACATGGCAAAGGCGTTCCTTGAGGACGCAGATGCCGCAGATGGCAAGGCATATCTCTACTGGGATTGCGTGACAGAGAAGTGAAACAAAAGAGGGGGTGTGCCCAAAATTGGACAGGCCCCCTCTTTATTTACTATCAGCACTGAAAATTCAGTTATGACCAGAGCGCAATTTTGCGCTTTGATAATTAGTGGCGAAAAATTCCGCCACTAAATCAGCCTAAATCAATCTGGTCTTTCGATGCTGCAACGGACAGGTTGTAGATGTACTCCCCTGCCGTGAATCCGTGCTTGCGTGCTTCTCTCGTAACGAACGTCCGCTCGCTGTCGCTCATAAGAATTGTGATTCGCTTGCTACGTTTGCCGTCACCCTTCTGCCCCTGATGGGAAGTGTAAGGCTGAATCTCCATCGTGCGCTTTGCATCGCTGACAGATAGGTTGGTAAGAGCAATCATAATCTGCTGGTTCTGCTGAACGATGGCTTGCAAGACTTCCGTGTTCTTCATCAGCACTTGCAAGATTGCATCGTTCTGCGCGTCAGGCTTGTTCTCCTGCTGGTTCATACTGTAAGAGCCAGTCTTGCGAAGCGTAGGAAGCACATCATGCGTTACCCATCTCTTAAAACGGCGAAGCTTCTCAATCCTTTCCTTGATTTCGATGGGGTACTCATCTGACACCCCATGATTATGCGCTTTTTGCGGCTGCATTGCAAAAAGAAGAGCATATAACCCGGATTCGTTGATAACAGTCACTGTTTGCTCACGCCCAAGAGAATCTTTGATTTTCAAGGAACGCTTATCGCAATCGTCAATTCGTCCGATGCTTCTATTTGGGTTCTTGTCTTGAAACGCATTACATACATCCCTACCGACAAACCAGTACTCTCCGTTTTTCACAAATGTTCTGATTGAGCCAAACTCTTCGTTCTTAAAGATTTGAAGTGCGTTTCTGTTATCCATCATATCCTCCATATTCAACTGTTTGGCATCTTCCACGCCGACCTCATACGCCTTGTAAGTGATGCGAGATAACGCTTCCGCAATCTCATAATCATCCTTATTGAGCGGACGACCATTGTTGTTTTTCTTGAAGTTTTCGAGAATCTCTTCTTTCGTTGCCGGAATGTTCATTGGCTTTACCACAAAAATCTTGCTTGTAATGCAACTATGAAGATGATATAATGGATTTATCACCCATAATCGCATGGAGTGTAATCCCTTAAACTGCCGGTGACCGCCAAGTTACGAACAGTTTAGGGGATTTTTTATTTTTGATGTTCAAGCCATTGCTGGACAGCTTCACGAACGGCTTCTCCCTTAGAAATGCCGTTTTTTTCGCAATAATCCGAAAGCTGTTTGTCAGTATTCACGTCCAAACGGACGCTTGTGCGAACACTGTTCGGGTTTTCCAGCTTTGGTCTTCCCATTTTTGCACTCATGCGTTCACCTCCACTTTTGAGCGCACATTAAGTATACTATTTGTGTGCTTAAAAGTCAATACCTACTACCGGAAGATACAGTTTGCAGGTATATCGTGTTTCACGACATACCTCAATCCTCCAAGAAATCTTCCAACTCAATCTTCCCATCTGCCGCAGCAGCAGCCAGAGCGTACACATACTGCCCGATGGTCATTCCGTGCCGTCTGGCTTCACGGTTGATATACTTACGTTCTTCCTCGCTCATAAGGATGGTAATGCGCTTAGAACGTTTGCCGTCACCGCTTGCAACGCCCTGATGCGATTCCGGCATCGGGATTTTTTTCTTTGTCAAGCCAGCTTCTGCAAGTGCGCCGGGAACATCTCCCTGTTCGATAAGACGTTGAACTTCTTTCGCTTGTTTCAGCTTCTTCGGCTTACCTTCGCCTAACACGGCATCATTTGGCTGTCTTTCGTTGTCTTTGGCTTGCTTCGGCTTAATACTGCTTAATTCCGCTTCACTTGGCTGTGCATGGCTGTCTGTGGCTTCACTGGGCTTAATCTGTGCTTGTTCGGCATTATTCGGCTTTGTTTGGCTTACTTCTTCTTCCTTTGGCTCACTTCGGCTTAATGGCTGTTCCGAAAAAACAGGCTGGAAGTCAAACCCGCCCAACAAGCCGGATGTTTTTTTGCTGGACTTTTTCACTGTGTGTCACTCCAATCAATAAAATACCCGTTGTACCGAAAAGATTTCGCCGCATTTCCAGCTTCAATCAAAACTTTTCCGGCTTTTATGGCTTCTTCGAAACTTAACGTCCCACAATGTCTTTGTGAAACAACATAATAAATCGGATTGTCTATTCCATCTCCTCGGCGGAAAAACATAACATCTTTCGAGCTGAATTTGCTTTGCAATTCAAACTCGGCTTTTTCCAGCTCTTTATATCTAACTACATTCACTGCACATCCCCCTCTACAATCTTCTTTGCCAGCTCTTTGAAGTCCTCTGCGCTGGTGCTCTTTGCCGTATCACCGCTAAACAGGCTATGCCGCTCTGCCTGCGCCTTACGAACACCCATAGACGGTCTAATCTTTACGTCCAAAAGCCTTGTTCCCATGCTTTCTGCAATCACAGGAAGCTGCTCCACGACCTCTTTTGACAGGTTCTCACGGCTCTTGTACTGGTTCAGAAGCAGACCTTCAATCTTCAAGGTAGGGTTGAAGTATCTGCGAACGTCTCCAATGGTTTGCGAAAGCTGGCTCAGTCCGGCAAGCGCATAGCGGTCTGCTGTAATGGGTACGATGATGCTGTTAGCGGCAATAAGAGCGTTTACAAGTGCAAGACCGAGCTGCGGGGGAGTGTCCAAAACAATGTAATCGTACTGTGCAGACACGGATTCCAGTGCTTCACGCAGCCGGAAGTTCTTGCCTATGTCCCGGACAAGCTGCTCGTCAATGTCCTTCAATGCGCTGTCTGACGGCAGAATGTCACCGGCTTCACAGTTCTGGATTCCTTCTTCTACCGTACCCTGCCGGGTCATTACATCGAACAGAGTACACACGTCCTCTGTCTGTGCGCCGTAAGTGTCCGTTGCGTTGCACTGGGCATCGCAGTCCACTAGCAACACCTTCTTGCCAAACAACTGCAATGCGCCAGCCAGACAGGTACTTGTGGTAGTCTTTCCTGTGCCGCCCTTCTGGTTGGCGACAGCTATGATTTTTGCCATTTTATCACTCTTTCTTTATTCTTTCACTGGTTCTGGCATCGGCATCCAATGGGTGAATTTCTGATATTTTGTCCTCCACCAACATTTCCCATTCCATTGAGCCGTAATCGTATGCGTTCCACAAAAATAAGGCCCATTAGAAACGCAAGACACAAGATACGTTCCCGGTTCTTCTGGTAGCCTGTCTTTCATACTAATCCATTCCATTCTTTCTCCTTTCTGCATCATCTGCTCAATGCGCTACGTCTTACTGCTCTTGTAACGCTTCAATGGAATAAAACGCTGGCATATACTTGTCTACGATACCCGCTTTGTCTACGCTTCTAATCAAATAACCAACAGGTCGGTCTGGGAACGGAGACCTGTCCAAAGACAAAATGTCATTATACGCAGCCTTTACCGTGTCGTAAACCGCTTCTCTGCGTCTTGGCAGTTTGATTTCGGGATGCTCTTTCTTCATCCACTTCTCAACCACTTTTGCCACGTCAACGCAGTCTTGCTTTTCCAGTTCGTCACACATAGACCAGTCAAAATCCTCGTATCCGCTTCTGCGAGGCTTTCTGGCAGCTTTTTGAGGTTCAGTCAGCACTTCGCTTGCCTGTGCTTCAATTAACTTCTCAGACGCTTTAATTTTGGGCTTAAACTTGACTGCAACAGCCTTTCGTGCCACAAGAACTGGTTCGTAGGTCACAACAATGTCAGACATGGCATTGATTTCGTCCACCGCAACGTCGAGTACTCGCTTGCGAAGGTTCTTGTAAACATCATAGCTGGCTTCCATCGCACCGAGCTGCTCTCTCAACTTCTTCAGACTGATTTCATGCGGTTTGTTGTCCATGTTTAGCCAATCTCGGAGAATCGAATAAAGCAGAATACTGTACTGAGATTTCATTCGTGACGTGTAACGCAGCCGATACCGGACGTAGCCACTTTCGGCAATGTCAAAGAAGATAGGCCGAAGGTCAGGGTTACAAGTGATTGCTACGACATAAGACCTTGTTTCTGGCACATAGTCCAGTTTCGCCCTTGTGAATAGGACAAAGCTTTCAAACGTGCCCTTCTCTTTGTCAATCGGAATCGACACTGTATTGCCAAGAAAGTGCTTTATTTGCGGCTCAATCCTTCGTGCATCAAGGCTTTTCAAACCAAGCAGCTCTCTATATTCTGCAAGAGTGAACTCCACACGGCTACTTTTTGGGTCTCTCGGATTTATTCTTGATAGGTAAACCTCTAGCAACCGAAGTTCTCCTGCGGTGTAGTCCCTAAACTTTGCCCAAACAAGGGATTTGCTTTTTTCGACAAGGTTGTTTTCCGATACTTTTGCCATCAGACAGACACCTTTTCCTTTAGCTGCTTCAACATCTCAAATTGACGCTTCTACTGCTGCATATATTGCTTCACGTTCATTTTTTTCAAGCCTTGTGTCAAGTCGAAGTTATCGGCAATATTGTCTTTTCGAACGATGAATTTGGTCTTTGAAACAAACTGCTCTTTCAGCTCAACCTCAAATCCGTTTTCCTCAAGCCATTTGATGGCAAACAGTTCTTCTTTTGAAAAATCCCATTTCTGGTTCTCTTTTCCAAGTAGCATTTTTTCGCCTCCTTTGCTTGAGTAGAGTATAACACATCATGGGGGACAAGTCAATACATCTCGTCCCCAGTGACTTGTCTTTTTGTCCCCCATGTCCTCGTCATTTTGTCCCCCATGACTTGTCAAAATGTCCCCCATGCTTTGTCATTTCGTCCCCCATCTACCTATTATATATTAAACAAGAAATAAACAAGAGGTTAAATATCATCGTTAAATAAGAGATGACGATAATTTTCAACAATTTCTTTGTTTTTCTATTCCAGCTTGTGGATAACTCAACCTTTCATTTGCTGAATAAAGTATTCCCGGTAATGATTAGTCTTATCTAACGTGTACAAAAAGTGGATGAAAAACTTTTAAGCCGGTGTTATGGGGGACAGATTGACAAGCCGACCAATCACAGACAATAAATTAACGACAACTCGTTATTTATTCCGCGAAAATGCTGTCGATTTACAGACTATGGGGGACGGAATGACAAGGCAAATTTGCCCGATAGGTGCACAAAAAGTGGATGAACGTGGACAAAATGTTCTTCAAAAACTGCGATAATTCGACAATCAGCGCAAAATGTTTTCTTCGTTGATGGTATAAGAATCGTTTCGCTTCATCGCCGCAGCTTCCCCACAGTCCTGTGCCTGATACAAAATCTGCATATTGGGTTGTGTTCCGTCTGGGTCTGGGTCGGTTTTGGTGGCCTGTGCCATTTCATAATGACCTGTGACAGTGCGGCAGACAGACACACGATCACGCAAAGTCGTATGAAGGTTGGCTACCATTTCGCACAGAACGGCAAGGTAATCTGAGCCGTGATTGCCATAGATCAGATAGCACAGCAAGTCAATTTTTTGCGGATGGGCTTCTTTGATATGCTCTATCAGCGCATCTCTCTTTCTCTTGGTGCTGGCATCGCCAGCCAGGCTTTCCAATAATCCGGGATGCAAACAGGTGTCTATGTACGGCTTGGCCGCAACACCGCAGCACACAAACCATTTTATGATAGTAGAAGCATCTGGGGTCATTGTCCCTTGCTCATAACGAAAGATGGATGTTCGGCCTATACCCATTTTGTCCGCAAGCTTCTGTTGGCTAAGCCCAGATTCCGCTCTTGCCATCTCTAACACTTTTGCCACTCGTATCCTATAATCATCCATAAATACCCCTCTTTCGACAAAATGACACAAAAGCAAAGAAATTAAACTGATATATTGTTCAAAATGTGAAACAATAATTGAAAAAAGTCGCTGTTCCATTGAAACAGCGAGATGTGGTATAACTGTATTGTCAAAAAATTCCAAATAGAAAGGAAATACAAAATGAAAGAAGCTGTAATCTGGAACCATGAACGTATGCCAATCATTGACGGAATGCCCGCCAGCGTTACCGATGGGCAGCCACACACACCTGAACCATGGGAGGAAAGCTAATGAACCGAACTGTAGATGCTCTGATTGTCCCATACGCCCGCAGACGGACGCTGGAGCTTGTCCTGAGCCTTTCTGGGTACGAAGCTGATAAAGATGCTTACCTCGAAGCGAAAGGCATCCTGGAACGTGCCGTAGCCGCCTTAGACGATGGACGCGACCCGGCAGATAACATCGAACGCATTGACGGACAGCTTGTGGAACTGTGAAAGGAGAAGAAGATGGACTTTACGAACGGATTCTATAAAACCGAAAACCCTGTTGTTCTTGAAGAAGTGAAAACCTTCCTTCAGTCAATGGAACGGCGCGGAGCAACCGTAAAAGACTTGGACGATGCCATTGTGCAGCTAAACAATGTTTCGCACAGCATCAGCACAAACGCTCTCGTCAAAGCAGATGTGCTGGACGATTTACCGAATAACCCCTTTCGTTCCATGCTCAACGGAATGTTACAAAGCAAAGGGTAACTTAAACTTAATGTGGCTCTTAATCATTGTCATTGCAATTTTTGGCTTCCCTGATACAAAGTAATGAATGCGCAGAAAACGTTTGATTTTTGCGAAGTTGTTCAAATTGTATTGACTACACAACCAAAAGATGTATAATCATATCAAATGAACATTCGTATTTACTGGTCGGGAGGATATGCTGCAATGAGCGAACAAGAAAGAGCGAAAATTGACCGATTTATTGCATGGCTGCGGGAACATCCTGAAAAGATTCCAGCAGCGGAACAAGCACTAGACCTAGAGTAACAGAGAATCCCTTGCGCAGAGCTATACCAGCCCGGCACAAGGGATTCTTTTTATTTTACCGGGTCAGAACCACTTCTTTTTTCGGTTTCTACGGTAACGATATTTTCTGCTATTGCCATATAGCACACGGTCATTGCCTTTTAACAATGCCTGCATAAACCAAAAGCAAAAGGCACAGCCGCACAACAAGTAATACACGGGCTTGCCTCACATCTTCTCGATCAGGTTCATCAGCGCTTCGCGTTGCGCTGTCGGCATAGATTCAAGCTTTTTTCTAATCCGCTCCACTGCTGCATCAACTTCGCTTTGCGGCTGCTTGGACGGATTTTCTTTTTGTTCGCCAGTGAGCAGGTAGTCCACAGTAACAGCAAAGTATTGTGCTAACCTTGAAGCGTTATCGGAAGACGGCTTTGGGTCTTCGCCTTGTTCATACTTCTTTTTCCAGTAAGACCAAGACGATTTCGGCAGTCCAGCATCAATAACGGCTTTTGTCGGTGCAACATTCTTTGAATCGCATAATGCGAGGAAGTTGTCAAAAAACATATACTCAACCTTCTGTTCTTGTGCAAATTGCCGAAGTTCAACAAATTGAGCATAAGCCCTTGTAATGTTCAAAGAATTGTGCTTTAATAGTGCTATCAGGTTCAAGAAATTGAGCACAATTCCAATCGAATACAAGAGCAATGATTAAATGTTTGAACTTTGTTGACAACATTATATTATCACACTTTTAGTCTTTGTTCAAGTATTTGTACAAAGAAAGGGGAGAGAAAATTTGCGTCCAGAGTGGACGGGGGATGTTATTGGAAAACTTCATGTTCATGGGCTGTCTATTAAAGAACTTGCTGAGAGCATGGGGTACTCGCATGAATACCTAAGCGTCATCCTCAACGGCAAACGAGAACCTACTGGTATCAAAGAAAAGGTTGAAGATGCGGTAAACAAATTGATTGAGCAGAGAAAGGAAAGTGAAAATGGCAAACATTCAAGTTTTTGAATATCAGAACAACAAGGTTCGCACAGTTGATGTGGAAGGCGAAGCATGGTTTGTTCTGAAAGACGTGTGCGAAATTCTGCGCATGGATACTACCCAGCTTAAAAAGGTCGCCGACCGACTGGATGAAGATGAAAAGGGTCGTACCCTGATTACGACCCCCGGTGGAATGCAGGAAACATGGATTGTCAACGAAAGCGGTTTGTATCACGTCATCCTACGCAGCGACAAGCCAGAAGCGGCACCGTTCCGCAGATGGGTCACAAACGATGTGCTTCCTGAAATCCGTAAGACCGGAAGCTACAACGCACCGCAGCTTACCCGCTCACAGCTCCTTGCAACTGCGCTGATCGCAGCGCACGAAGAGCTGGAAGAGAAGGACAAACGGATTGCAGAGCTGACACCGGATGCAGAGTTTGCCAGGGCCGTGTGTATTGCAGACAACTGCCGGACAGCCACCAGCATCGCAAAGGACTACGGTTTGACTGCTGAAAAGCTGAACAAGCTGCTTTACAGCCAGCGAGTCCAGTACAAAGACAGCGATGGTCAGTGGGTGCTGTACAAACCCTATCAGGGTAAGGGCTACACCAAGAACCGCAAGGGCAAGGCCATTCAGCGCTCTAACGGCAAGACTTACATTCCAAATACAACGGTCTGGACGGTCGAGGGTGAAAAGCTCATCCATGAGCAACTCAAGAAGCTTGGCATCACGCCGAGAATCGAGATCAGGGCTGTTGCAGAACAGCAAGATTTCGGAGGATGGGAGGACTGAACATGGAGAAGATTATCACCTTGAAGGTAGACCTTGAATACCCAGAAGAAGCCAAGTTTGCCATTGACGCTGCGGCCAAGACCTACTCGGATTTCAAGCGTGAACAGGCGACAAGACGTTTTGTAGAAAATGGTTGTACGCCGGAAGATGCAAAGAAAATCGCAAAGTTTATCCAGTTTCTTGACCAGTGTTTTTCTGAACACAATGAAAGAGCCTTAAGAAAGGCAAGTGAAGTGGATGGAAATTAAATACTGTGAGCGCTGCGGTGTCTTTCTTGGCCTTGTAAATCCGTGCAAGAAATACTGTGAAGAATGTAAAATCATTGTTCGCAGAGAACGGCAGGCTCTTATAAAGAAAGGAATCAAGGCTAAGCCGGAACCGGCTTTATGCGCTTGGTGCAAGAAGCCAATGGTTCGGAAGGTCTGGTCTCAGAAGTATCACCCTGAATGTGCAGCAGATGCAAACAAGGCTTTGACCAAAAAGTACAAAGCCAAAAAGCAAAAAGAGCTGAATGAGCTAAAAGCATCTGGTGAGTTCAAAATTACTTGGGATGTGCAGGAGCCAGAACGTGCGAGACCTCAAAAGCACGAGCCTCCAAAGTATACCGTGCGACAGATGAACGATGCCGCAAAACGATACGGCATGAGCTACGGCCATTACAGTACTTTACTTGCACAGGGAAAGGTGAAGGCCCCTGATGAACGGTAAGTACTACGGCAAGCGGGAAATCCGCTGGCACAGCCGGGAGAAAGACCGGCTAGAACGCATCGAGAAAGAAAGAGTGAGCAAAAATGAAAAAAATCAAAGTCCGAATCACATTCACCGAAGCGGTTCTCGGCACTTGGCCTAGCAACCAGAACATCGCCAGAGAGTTCATTGCCAGCAAATCCCCGGACGCAAATACTATCGAGGACGAAGTGGCCGCTCTGGGTGCTGATGCTGTGGCAGACAAGGGCATGACCGTGTTTCCTCGCAACGAGAACGGCGAACCCATCCTGTATGACTACCAGATTAAGGGCTTCTTCAAGGATTCTTGCGGTATGCTGGGGCGTATCGGTGGCAAGACCGAAACTGGCAAAAAGAAAGCGGTCAACGAATCCGGCAAGCTGACGGCCTACAAGAAGGTCATTGACGGCCTGATTTTCATTCAGCCCCGCATGATTCCCATTCATGTGAATGGTGAGATTACCGAGTGCCAGCGCCCGCTTCGCGCACAGACCGCGCAGGGCGAGCGGGTGAGTCTCGCCAACAGCGAGCAGATTCCCGCTGGTTCGACCTGCGAGTTCGAGGTCATGCTGCTGGACGAATCCCACGAGAAGGTCGTGCGTGAGTGGCTGGACTACGGTGCTCTGCGTGGCATCGGCCAGTGGCGCAACAGTTCTAAAGGGCGATTTGCTTACGAAATCCTCAATTAACCGCTATGGCAGGGCAACGCCGCGATAGGATTAGCAAAGGCGATGCGCTGATTTGACGAGACCTGCAAAGGCATGGCGGAGCAAGGCTCAGACGAGCAATGGAATGGCAAGGAAAAGCTGGGAAGAGCAAAGGCTATGAGATGCAAGGCGTAGCTTTGATATGCAAAGGCAATGCAAGGCAAGGCAATGCGAGTCAACGGCAAAGAATAGAAACGATAGGCTAAGGCATTGAGTAGCTAGGAGCAGAACAGCAAAGGCAAGGCGATTCACCGAAAAGCAACGGCAAAGCATGGCATAGCCGTGATTTGCAATGGCGAAAACGAAAGGAGACAAGATGAAAGCATTTATTGAAGTTGCCCTGATGTGGGGCATAGCGCTGGCGGTGGTTTTAGCGGTATTTCTGCTGAACTTCTGGATGGTGCATCACATCGGTATTCTGGTAGGTGCATCAACTGCCCGTGGAATCATCACGGTATCTGTGGCAATGGCTACGGCATGGATACTGAGTTTTGGAGGTAATAAGAGTGAAAAGCCTGAAAGCTAATGTTCTTTGCACGCTTGGAATTGCGTTAGCAATCTTTTCGGTAGGATGCGGCGATGCAATCCAGAAAAGCCAGAGCACAGTAGAAATGTTTGGATACGTTTTCCTTTCGTGTTGCTTCCTCGCCGCAGCACTCGTCTTGTGTGCCATTGGGGTCAGCTCTGAAAATGAACGTATTGAACAGGAAAATTGCAAAGTAAAACGCATTCCTCACCACACGAACGAGTGGAGGGATGCACAGTGAAATGCCCGATGTGCGGTAGTGACAACATCGCAACGGTTGACAGCCGGTCTGACCGCGATAGCATCGTTCGCAGAAAAAAGTGCCTTGTCTGTAACCATCGGTGGTCTACCATCGAAATTGACAAAGACCAGTGGTACAGTGCGTTGCAAATCAAAGAGGAACGCAAGAGGGGGAGACCAAAAGATGATTAACCTTGACAGATTCGGTGGTGTGATCGAACCGGAGGACGGCGTGTACTTCATGACCAAAGAGCAGATGGCGGAAGCGAAAAAAGCTGACCGGCTGGCAGCGATTGAGGATTTGCAGTCCGAGATTGAGGACAGGGAAGCAGAGCTGAAAGACCTCCGTGCACAGTTGGCAGACCTGATGGCTGGTTGATTTTATATAGCCAAGTTAAGTCGAAGTAAGAACAATGAAGCCTAATGATGCCGAAGAAAGGAAAGAAAAATGGCAGTATTAGTAATGGTCTATGGTCATTCCGGCAGCGGAAAGTCCGCTTCGCTTCGGAACTTTAACCCGGAACAAGTTGCGGTTATCAACGTGCTTGGCAAGCCGCTTCCGTTCCGCAGCAACATGAAAACGTACATTACCAATGATTATGGCAAGATTGATGCCGCAATCCACAGCACTAAGCGTAAGTCAATCGTCATTGACGATGCCACCTACCTTATGACCGGCGAGTTCATGCGGAACGCAAAGGTCGCCGGATACCAGAAGTTCACCGACATGGCAGCCAACTTCAATGCCTTGCTGATGCGGGCGAAGGAACTGCCGGACGATGTTGTGGTCTACTTCTTCGGACACAGCGATAAAGGAGAAGACGACAAGGAAAAATTCAAAACCATTGGAAAAATGTTGGACGAAAAGGTCTGTGTGGAGGGGTACTTCACCATCGTCCTCAAAACGGTCGTACAGGATGGGCGATACCTGTTCAGCACTCGCAACGATGGGATGGACACCGTGAAAACCCCTCTGGGGATGTTCAACGATGCGCTGATCGAGAACGACCTCGCCGCCGTAGACAAGACCATCCGTGAGTATTACAACATCCAGGTTCAGCCGGATAACAAAGGAGAGTAACAGATGAAGAACATCAACTGGAATGACGTACAGGAAGCCACCGAGCGCCGTGACTTGCCTGTTGGCGGCTATGTTGCCGGTATCTGCAAAGCAACGGACGAGCCTACAAAGGAGCGCCTGAACATCGAGTGGGAAGTCGCAGAGGGCGAGTTCAAGGGCTACTGGCGCGAGCAGACCGCTTCCCTTATCGAGCGTGGTAAGCTGAATACGGGCGAGTGGGCATGGGGCGGCAAGACCATCAAGAGCTACAAGGAAAAGGCGCTGCCGTTCTTCAAAGGCTTTATCACCGCTGTGGAGCAGTCCAATCCCGGTTACAAGTTCAACAACGATGAAAAGACCTTGCGTGGCAAGCTGGTCGGCGTAGTTCTCCGTGAGGAAGAGTACATGGGCAACGATGGCAACATCAAGACGAAACTTGTTGTTGACCGCTTTACCAGCGTGGACAAGATTCGTTCCGGCGACTATGAGGTCAGGCCGAAGAAAACACTGGCTGGGGCATCTGGTTCTGGCTACTCGCAGGGCGGGAACGATGACTTCTCCACGATTGAGGACGACGGTTCGTTCCCTTTTGATTAACGGTTACGCTACCTGGACAAAAGGCGAACCGCCTACCTTATATAAGAGCTGCGCTATCTGGCTGGACGGGCGTTTGGAAAAATGAAAGTTTTAGTCGCCTGTGAGGAATCACAGGAAGTCTGTAAGGCGTTCCGGGCAAAAGGTCACGAAGCTTACTCATGCGACATCCAGGAACCGTCCGGTGGGCATCCTGAGTGGCATATTCTTGGAGATGCGCTCAAGGCTCTGGAGGGGGGGCAAATCGTTACGATGGACGGCGTAGTGCATGAAGTCGGCAAGTGGGATTTGCTCATTGCACACCCGCCTTGCACTTATTTGACAAAAGCCGGCGGAAATAGGTTAGTGATTGATGGCAAAATTCAAGCAGAGCGATATAAAAATGGATGCGATGCACGAGATTTTTTCATGAAGTTCTGGAATGCCCCGGTGGATAAAATAGCAATAGAAAATCCGATACCTATGCGAATCTTTGGACTGCCAGAATACAGCCAGATCATTCAGCCGTATATGTTCGGAGATGAATACATGAAAACGACGTGCTTATGGCTGAAAAATATTCCGGGACTGTTCGCCACAGATATAGTTATACCTACGTCGAAATGGGTCGCGTCGTCAGATCATCGTGCGAAGAAACGAAAAGACGCATGGTCTCAAAGTGGCCACAGAACAGCGAAACAGCGAAGCAAAACATTTCCGGGAATCGCAAAAGCAATGGCTGAACAGTGGGGTGAATTGGAATGATTACCTGTTGTCTCAACTGCACATCACGCTGCACAGCTTGCCACGACACTTGCGAGAAGTACAAGGCAGAGAAGAAAGACTTCGAGGAGCGCAAGGCATTCGTGTATGAGCTGAACCACAGCCAGAGCGTGTACCACCGCAACTACGAGGACAAGCACCGGGAACGTGGCAAGAAGCGGTATCTCGGAAGTGAATTTAGAGGTGAAAGAGGATGAAAAGAAAGTATAAGCCGGGCAGTTGCATCATTTCACTTGATGATTTGATGAAGCAGGAGTTTGTTTACTGCGCCGGAAAACTTGTTCACAAAGGCTGGTTTGGTAGCTGGCAACTGCGATATGCAAATAGCGAACTTGCTCGGCTGCGTATCAGAGAAGCCAAAAAAATCGAGGACAACGCATGAACACCGGCAAGCAGTTTGAAGCAGACTTCAAGGCATCCGTTCCATCCGATGCGTGGTGCTACCGCCTGAAAGACAGTGCTGCCACCTACTACGGCGGCAACGAGAACTTGTCGTTTTCCATTGACAACATCTGCGACTTCCTTGTGTACCGATACCCGATGAACCACCTGTTTGAGCTGAAAACCATCGAAACGCCCTCTATCCCTCTGGAAAAGATGTTCGGCAAGTACGACAAGGCAAAGTGCAAGTACCGCAAGGAAAAGCACATCACAGACATGGTGGAAGCGATGGGGTACAGCGGTCAAACAGCCCATGTGATAGTCAACTATCGGGCGGTCAACCGCACCTTTGCAATCTCTGCCAGCAAAGTTCTGGCGTTCCGTTACAACGAAAGAGCATCCCTTGGCAGTGGGCAGAGCAAGAGGGGATAGAGGTCAAGGCAAAAAGACTGCGTGTCCATTGGCGGTATGAAGTGGATGGGCTGCTAAAGAGATTGGAGAAGGAAAATGCAACTGTCTGAAAAACAAGAATTGGTAAGGCTTCTGGGGTTGTACCAAAACGAACTCCTTATGGAGAACGAAGAAAACCTTAAAAAGAAAATGAGAAGAGATGAAAGCCCGAAGAAGGTCGTCGCAGATTATTCATACGGCGTGAAAGCTCAGTATGAACACGCAAGAATCATCATCAAGAAACTTTCTGTTGAAATCGGAAAAGAACTCAAGGCTAGTTGGGAGTTGTGGTGAAAATGACAATGGTATGCGATAGGTGTGGCGAAACGTTGAAAGTCACGTTTGAACTTTCCAACGACAAGGAGTAGTCGGATGAATAAGAATGGAAAACGCCCATCAAGCGGCAAGCAGGCAATGTCAGCCAACCTTCGCAAAATCGCACGGCAGAACCAGTTGTACGGCTTTCGCATGGCTCTGGATGGCATCGCTGCCACATGGGGCGCACTGATTCAGAATCTTCGGTGCGATGCAGACCTGACCGATGAACAGGTGCAGAAAATCATCCGCATTGGTGATAGGTACTGGGAGATGGTTGGACAGTTCAAAAGCGAAAACATGACCACTGACGAGTTTGCGGATTACATCACCGCAAAGTCAGAACAGGTAGAAAAAGAGTTGAGAGAAAGGTGGAGCTAACAATGTTTGAATTTGTAACCCGCTGGCTGGTCTGCTTAGTCCTGCTGGCGGTAGTAGTTCAGTCTGAACGGACAATCAAGAACATGGCGAACAGCCTGTTTGAAAAACAGCGAGCAATGCTCGTCTGGGCGTTCGTCAACGTGTGTCTGGTCGTTTGTACGGCTGTTGTGATGGGGTGGAAATGATGATTCAGGAAATTAACATGGTAGGGCGTGAAAGACTAGCTTTTCTGTATGGTCTTTATAGCAGCTGTGCGAAATCCGAAACTGAGCTTAACGCCAAAGGCATTTATCAGAAAATTGCTTCCGAGTTAGCTTGGTGTTTGGGACTCAACGATAACGAAAGCAAATGTTATGAAATGAACGGGGAATAACCAATGGACAACGAACTTTACTGCCCGATGAAGATGACCAGCAATCCGCTTGGGCGGTGCATCTGCGAGAAAGAAAAGTGCGCTTGGTGGCGGCAGTTAGACAACTGCTGTTCCATCTGGTGGATTGCAACCGAGCTGGATAAAATTGAAACGAAAATGAAGAGGTGAGAGTATGGGCGATTGGATTAGCATTAGAGACGGTTTGCCAATTGATTATCAGTCTGTTCTTGTTTGGGATGGATGCTCGATTTTCATTGCGCACCGTGAACCCGGTGCACCTGATAACGAATTTGTTGACGACTACAATAACGAGTTCGTATACGCAGGATGGTGGAAAGAACTGCCGACCGCTCCAAAGGAGGTCTAATACATGGCAACACCCCCGAAGCGTGGTCGTGGCAGACCGCCGCTGACCGAAGCTGAAAAGAAAAAGCGTGAGAAGCGAGCGCAAAAGGCAAAAGAGCAAGCCGCTGCGAAGCGTGAAAAAGAGCGTGAGAAGAAGCGGATACAGAACCTCAACAAGAACAAGAGCATCCGTTCACAGGTCAGTAAGAAGGTAAAGGAGCAACAGGCGTTGGCTATCGAGAAGCTGAAGATGATGAACACAGGGGATTTGCAGTCGAGAATCGGTAATGAAGAGGACAAGAAGGTCATCGGCATGATTGCAGCAAAGTATTTTGGTGACCTTCCGAGCGTGGACATGAACAACCCGATTGAAGTGCAGCAACGCCTTGACTTCTTCTTTGACGCTTGCATCGAAGCCAGAATCTCCCCTGTGGTGGAATGGATTGCGTTGGTTCTGGGCATCGAATGGCCTAGCCTGAGACAGATTATGACAGGCAAGCGCCGTGACGACAGCTTGCAGCAGAAGTACATCCTGAAGCTGATTCTGCAAATGCAGTCCATGTGGGCGTACAACGGTATGTACGGCCAGGAGAACCCGGCAGAGTGGATTTTCCGAGCCAAGAACTACTTTGGTATGCGTGACAACGTGGAAGTTACCGTTGCTCCGCCGGAACAGCCGTTGGGCGATGCCCAAAGCGCAGAGCAGCTTGCCCAAAAGTACCAGACGGCTTTGCCGAAGGAGATTGACGTGGAGTACAGAGAGGTAACGGAAAATGAAACAACTGTTGGTTGACTTCTCCGACCCGATTCTGTCAGCGGTGCTGTTTATCTTGCTGAAAGACCGTACGACCGGCAAAAACATCATCTGGGCGACAGAGCCACCGCCTGAACTGGGCGCGGGCTTTGCGGATGAAATCACGTTAGAACAAATCAAGAAATGCCAGCCAGTGCCACGAGTTCTCAAGCGTCTGGATGAGCAGAAGAAGAGAACCAAAGCAAAAGCAGAGGTTTTCACTCCTTCTTGGGTCTGCGAAAAGATGATAGACATGGGCGAAGAAAACGGTGCGATGCCCGATATAAAGAAAGAGCCTATCAAGTACATCCATTCGACAGTCCTTGAAATCACCTGCGGAGAAGCACCATTTCTTGTGAACCGATACGACACGGTAACAGGCAAAAAGATTCCAGTACCAAGGCGGAAAGGACTGTTTGACCGCAAACTGAAATGTGTAAACAACTGGTTTGATTGGAATGTCTGGACATGGCACGATGTGGCAGAGGACGCAGCGACGACTACATACGGCTATGAGTGGCAGGGCGACAGCCTGTTGCTTGCAAGAGCAAATATGCTCCTGACATGGCGAGAGAACTTTAAGTGGCTGTTCGGCATAGAGCCTGACGCTGGGAAGGTTCGCAACATGGCTGCTATCATCTCATGGAACATCTGGCAGATGGATGGACTGAAAAAGACCGTGCCGGGCACGGATATTCCGTGCAAAATCAAAGACTGGAAAGCCGACAAAGAAATCCTGTTTAAGGACGTTGGGGAGGACAACTAATGCAGACCGACAGAGGAATCTACCACAAGCGAGTGTGCGACCGCTGCGGAGCAGTTTTGAGCGGCAGAATGATGAACCCTGACGAATACTTCAATGGCTGGGCGTGGCGCAGAGACACAGGCGACCTGTGTCCGGAGTGCTATGAGGAGTATAAGCGCGTGATCGGGCAATTCAATGCCAACAGAAAGAGAAAGAGAGGGGAGAGATAATGGACGTTTACTGCACCACCGAACATTGCTCTTGCATGGGCATCAAGCAGTTTTCTGCTGGCAAGGCTATCCGATGCACAGCAGAATCCTGCGAGAACAAATCCGAGCCGTCCTGCGGCTTTTGCAAATGGTACGCAGAGCCGGAGGGCGTGTGTGTGAACGACCAGTCAGAACATGTTGCAGACTTCGTGTGGGACGAACGCGGATGCAAGGAATGGGAGAAAAGAGAAAATGACAACTAAAGATACGCTCATCATATTTGTTCTTGGGTCAATTATAACATTATTCGTTGGAGCCTTTATTACGGCTCTTGAAATGTTTCTTTGGGATATGACCGATAGCATTTCACTTGAATGGTCATGGAAGCATCCAGAACGATCAACAATTATTCATGCGATAATGGTGACAGCTATCAACGCCGTTACCTTTTGCGGTGGATTTTTGGCTGTATGGCTGGCGAAAGGATGAGAAAATGAGCTATGATATTTCACTGTGCGACCCAGTAACGCACAAACCGCTCAAAGCAGATAGTACGCATTTTATCGCTGGTGGTATGCGCGCTATGGGCGGAAAGAAAGAACTGTGGCTCAACGTCACCTATAATTACGGTCACTTCTATTATCGACCGGAAGTGTTTGGTGAGGGTGGCATCCGCTCCATCTACGGCAAAACAGGCGCAGAGAGCATTCCGATGCTTGAAAAGGCAATTTCTGCACTAGGTGACGATGTAGACAACAGCAACTACTGGAACGCCACAGAAGGCAATGCAAAACGTGCGTTGTGCGGTCTGCTAGCGTTTGCAAAGATGCGTCCTGACGGTGTGTGGGACGGAGATTGAAGGGAGAAAGGGCAATGCCGATATATGAAGTCGCTTTAGGCATCGTTTTGACAACGATGGTAGGTATATTGTTTGTATCTCCCATTTATTTGTTTGAGCGATATATCCTTTGGGAAATTTTGGACGAATATATTGATAGCACCGTTATCAAGGTTGTTACTTGTGCGGTTATTAATGTTGCTATTTTCTTAATTGGATGTGTAGTCGTTCTTGCTACTGCGGGGTATAAAAATGGCTAACACACTTTGGCATCCAGCAAGCGAACCGCCGCGAGAGCGGACGCAGCCTTTGCTGCTTGCAACTAAGACAACGTGGCGTGATAAAGATGGAAAAATGTTGCAAGGTTTTTCGCCGATGGCGTACTTTCTCGGCTGTTATGCAGACGGTCAGTTCTGGGATGAGATAGGCGAGAGACTGCCGAAAGATGTGACGGTAACGCATTGGATGGCGTTTCCGATGATATGAGGTGATGAGCATGAGCAATTGGATTAATGTCAAGGATAGATTGCCCGATATTCCGAAAAACGATTTTGCCAGCGATTATGTTCTGGCTCACGACGAAAAAGCTGGTGACTGGGTAGCCTATTATGATGCAAACGGTGGTTGGTGTGAAGCAAGAGAGTGCATCCCATTCAAAAATGTTACACATTGGATGCCTATGCCTGAACCGCCTACGAAGGATTGATTATGGACAAATATGTATGGCATTCCGTGCAGGATGAGTTGCCGCCGTCAGATGCTCCAATGCTGATTTTGATGGTAAAACACATTTACCAAAACGAAAACGACTATGAGCGGTACATGAGGCTCGGTTTCTATGCACCAGCATTCGGAAAAAAGGCGTGGAGAGACGAGTTTAACGACCCATTGGAACACGCTGATTGGTACACTGTAACGCACTGGACGTATGCGCCAGAAGAGCCAAAGGAGGATTAAAGATGGATGGATTTGAAGCATTAACAGAAGCGATGAACCGATGTGCTGCATCAGCTGAACATTTTGCAAATGCTGTCAGACAGTCCGAAATGCAGTGCGGCTGCATTAAGCAGAAGCACAATAGACCTGTATACCGTAAAGGCGCAAAGCTACATGAAGTTTTCAAACGAATTATGAGAACGAGAGAGGGATTTAGAAAATGACAGAACTCAAGAGATGTCCGTTCTGCGGTGGAGAAGTGGCTATTGCGGAAACAAGCCATGATTCCGAATTATGGATGTTTGTTACAAGAGGACATGGAAATAATAAGTGCAAATGTCGAATTTTCATGGAGAGCAGAAGTTATACGCTTGATTCTCCTGAAAGCGAAAAAGCAAAAATCAAAGCCAACCTTATCGAAGCATGGAACAAACGCTACAAAGAGGACTGAAAATGGCGCAAGATTTTAAGTTTTTTGCATCATATCTTGATGCTGCAAGCGAATTAAGCGAGAAAGATTGCAAGGATTTTATCTACGCAATCGTCCAATATGGCATCAATGGCGTTGAACTTCCGCTCAAAAAATCAATAAAACCGATGTGGATTTTGGTAAAACCAACGCTGGATTCTAGCAGAAAATTACATGAATACGGCAAAAATGGTGGCAGACCGAAAACCCCCTTTTTTCAAAAATCAAAAAGCCCCCTTTCTGAAAATGAAAAAGCCAGTCGAAAAGCCTCCCTTCCTATGGATAAGGATAAGGAAAAGGAATATGGATTAAAGAAAGAATGTGAGAAAGAAAAAGAACCGGTAAAACGATTCGTTGCGCCGACTATCGAGCAAGCCAAAGCCTACTTTTCCGAAAAGGGCTACACGGAACTGGAAGCAGAACGGTTTGTTGACCACTTCACGGCAAATGGATGGAAGGTCGGCAAGTCGCCTATGAAAGACTGGAAAGCTGCTGCACGGAACTGGATGCGTAACGTGAAGGACTGGAACGGTGGCTGCCAGCAGACGATGGCTGAATTGCCTGACGAGGGAGACTTTCTGCGGTGAATATTGAAAATCAGACCCAATACATTCTGCTTGGGGCAGTCCTCACGTTCTCGGAGTACGCCGATGTACTGCAAGACCTTAAAATCGACGATTTTTGCCCTGAACTGCATGATACATTCGCTGCAATCCGTGGATATTGGGAACACAACGACAAATGGAACCCGGTAGAAGTCATGGGACGGTACGATAACTGCAAGAAAGCAATGGGTGAATGCCTTGATGCCTTCGGTGCAGAGTTCATCCGCAACGTCACCCATGACATGATGCTTGGATGGGCTGGAATCGTCAAGGAACAGGCAGCGTTGTCCAGAGCCAGAGAGATTGCGTTCAAAATCGTTGATGGCTCGACCAGATACGCAGACCTGACGGGCATCTATGAGCAGCTAGGCGAAGCTATCAACCTACACAACGAGAGAAGCGATTTCATCCCGATGTGCGACGGCATAGACAATTACATCCGCAAGCTAGACGATAAGCCGGAGTATATCAGCACAGGGCTTAAAGTGCTGGATAACAACTTGCATCTTGTGCCGGGAAACTTCGTCATCATCGGCGGCAGACCGTCTGCCGGTAAGACTGCTCTATCCCTGCAACTTGCCTGTGAAATAGCCAAGAACGGACGTAAGGTGGCGTATTTCAGCCTAGAGACCGACCCTGATACCCTCTATGCTCGTATTATCGCAAACCAGCTAGGTGTACCGCTTCACACGGTCAAAAACAAGACCGTCAGCATTAACGAGCTTGACCGACTGGCAGCTATCAAGAAATATCCGCTGTTCGTTCGCTCTGCTGCCGGAAAGGGCGTTGGATGGATTAGAACACAGTCCATCAGGATGCAAGCCAAAGTGGTGTTCATCGACTATTTGCAGCTTATCCATCAAGCCGGAGCGAAAGACCGATACAGTGCTGTCACGGAGATTAGCATGGCACTGCATGAGTTTGCACAGTCCACAGGAACACTGGTGGTAGCACTGGCGCAGCTTAATCGAGAGACCGCAAGAGCTGGTATCCCGCCAACTGCCGCAGACTTGCGAGAGAGCGGACAGATTGAGCAGGACGCAGATGCAATCATCCTGCTGGCGCAGAAAGTAAAAACGCAAAAGAGACCAGAAGAGCATTATCACTTTGCGCTTGAGAAGAACAAAGAGGGCAACGTGGGGACGCTGGACATCACGTTCCAGATGGAAACACAGCAGTTCAAAGAATGCGTGTGGATGTAACATCGTTTCTGCGCTCGTATCGTCACAGTAGAATAGGCAAGAAAAATAGATAACAGGGTCTGGGCGATAAAGTTACCGTCTAAATCCCATAAATATTTTTCACTACACAAAATACAGGAGGAAAAAACTATGTTTGTAAACACTGGTGGAGTTGTCGCAGCAATCATTGCAAGCCAGAATGCTCGGCGTATGCGCAGAGAAAGAGAGCAGCACGAACGTGCAGAGCGTGAACGTAGAGAAAAGCGTTTGGAAAAAGAACGGAACAAAGCAAAAAAAGAGCAAAAACCTTTTGACGAGTTGAATATCATCCAGAAATAACGTAAAGGAGAAAACAACTATGGCACTTACCAACATCGAACGTGAAACCATCATCACCTTTAACGCAGCGGAGGATACCGCAGAAGTCTACACAGCAGACCCGGTTTATATCCGCAAGCTGGACAAGCTCTGTGAGCAGTTTCCTGATACGTACAAGTTCATGGAGGAGCTGTCTGCCAAGCGGTGCAAGGAATCCAAGACCTATTCGATGCCGAAACGTCTTGTGAAGTTCCGCTCGCCCATCACCCGTGAAATCAGCGAAGAACAGCGTACAGCTCTGGCAGAACGTCTGCGTAAGGCACGAGAAGCCAAGAATATTTAATCTTAGCTCGTGCGGCTACAAAACTACTGCATCACAAAGCATGGAATGGTATCAGGTGGTAAAACTACCCTCTGCGACTATTCCATGCTTTTTTCGTCTGTTATTTATCGAGAGAAAATGGCAAAGTCTGATTTTGAGCAGGAACCGTCTCGATCGAGTGGCGTTTGGAATGATATGGCTACGACTATCAGCATTATGCGTTTGCATGCAAATGAATGCGCTTGCATGCGTTCGCATCCAATCTTCCCCCCTTTCTTCCCCCTCTTTCCCCTACAACCCCTATTACCCCCTATAATCCCCCTAACTCCCCCCTCAAACAAATAAATTGTTTGAGGCCCCCACGCCAAAATGGTGCGACAACTGCGACAACTGAAAATGACAACCAAATATTTTGCAAAGGTTCTTTCTCCCTGCAACCCTCTATCTCCAAAACTATACCGTTAGCCAGCAGAGCAGACCGTAACCAGCATCTTCTGTCAGGTTCTTATTGGCTGAATATAGGCAGATCGTCTAGCTAACCTCTACGTTACGTCACCCTCTATCGTCCGGCGCACCGCGCCGACCGGGTGACCTCTAACGGTAACAGCATCTAACCTGCATAGGGTAATAGCATCTAATCAATCAACTGCTACGACTATTTCACATGGAGAATTGATTTCATTTTGCAGTTGGTTGGATATGTAGAAATGTTGCATAGCTTAGTTGCAAGTTAGTATCAAGATAATTGCAAGTTGGTTGCAAGTCTTATCAACAAGACTGGTTTATTTTATTGGTTAAAAATACTGAGGTATTGTGTGAACGGGGATGCCAGTAAAATAATAGCTAAAAAGATTGAGTAATTATCTGCGACTATTATAATAAGTACGATTGTTAAAGATTTTGAGGTAATGCGATGGGGATTAAAATTGACAGGTGTCAAGACACATATTGATTTTGGGAAGGTCTGATGGCTTAGCGACTATCGCACCTCTCTTTTCCTAAAAGGCGAACGACTATTTCTCGCAAAAAATACACGACTATTTAACGATGATTAGTTAGAAAATGCTACGACTATTACTCTACGACTATCAGCAAACTACTCGTTACTATACGATATATAGGACTTTCAAATGCTTGTCATCTGACGACTTTACGACTATTCCACGACTATCCGCCGGGAGAAGCTACGACTATTCCAGTCGGAACGCTGCGACTATTGCTGACCTCTATTGGCTATCGGGCGAAAGCCCGAAAAGAGATACGGCGGTAGCCGTCAATGGTTCCGCCCGCCCGCTGTTGAGTCTGCTCTCTGTCCATCAATGCCGGGCAGCAGACCGCCGGGCTGACCCTGTATAGGTGGAGACGCTGACCCCTCAGCAGGTGCGCCGGGTGCAGCACTTGCCAGCGATCCACACACGGCAGGAGCTGACCCCGCCGGGCTGGCATGATTTGCGCTCCCCTTATATACCTTATTGTAATAGGCGGCTGTGCTGACTTGTACAGCGTCCGGCGTGGCGGTGGTATCTGGTATCGGTGAAGGGGCTGCACTTGACGGTATGCCCTCCGGCGTGGCACAGGTGGTGTATATGCGGCTTGTGTGGATGCTGTATTGTGTGCGCTGGAATGGGGCAAATCAACGGAAAAGCCGCTGCAAAGCCCTGTAAACGGTTTTGGAGTTTAGGCGGTATAATTGCATGAGCGACAGAAAGGCCGCTGTAAACGCTTGTATTGGGTTGCATTGCAACAAGGCAAAATAAAAGCCCTGCATCCTCAGCAGGTGCAAGGCAAAAGAAAAACCCCGCCGGACTGGGGCGGGGTTGAATATAAAAGTGCGTCAGCGCTGGCGGCGCCAAACATTATAATCTGTTGCCGTCATGATGGTATAGCCGCCGCAAACCTTGACAACAACGTCTGCACCCGTTGCGGCCTTGCGTGCATAGTATCGGTTTGTATACAACCCTGTTATTGCATTATATCCCTTGTTAGTCATAATATAAGCCCTCCATTATTTTGACGCCTTAAACAGTGCCGAAAAAAACCAGAAGAAAAACAGAATGCAAGAAAATATCATGTGCAGCGCCTCCCATTAAATACGCCCTTCGGCTGTTTTGTCGAAAATATAGTGTGTTCCGCTGTCACTCCGGCGCACAAAAATGTCATCTTGCCAGCCGTTAGAAACGATTACACGCAACATGGTCAGCATACCGTCATAATATGCTTTATCTTTTGCCGTTTTTTGGTGCTGTCCGGCTTTATCGAGTGCAGCAAGTGCACAGCTAAATCTTTTTTCGTCGATCATGTTATAACCCCCTTATACCACGCTGAACCGCTTGTAGCTTGTGCGGGTGCTGCACTCTGCGTAAATATCCGGGTGCAGCGTCTTCAAAAGCTTGCTATCTAGGCGGACGCTTTGCACATCCTTGTAAATGGCTTTTGCGGTGCCTTGTGCCATCTCTGGCGCGCCCTGCATCATGCAGATAATATCAGCCTTGATACTTTCGTTCATTGCTTCCAGCTCTTCCAAAAGCCGCTTGTTTTCGCGGTATTCGTTCACCTTTTCTTCGAACAACGTCATTTTTTAGCCCTCCATTAGCTGTTAAGAAATGCAATCATAACAAGCGCGCCGGAAATCATACCACCAACGTACCAGAGGGCTGCCCATTGGGTTGCATCAAATGCAATCATATTACTGCACCCCCTTGCAATATAAGCCGTTGGTGCGGCAGATAGTGCGGATACGGTTGCAAGCCTGATACAGTGCGCGGGCTTGCACGTCAAGCCACGTTTCCCGGCTGTTAGGTTCGTACGTTCCGCCGCGCTTGCGCTTGAGTTCGGACGGGGTGCAGACACGGGCGGCAATATCAGCGTTATAGTAGATGGAGCCACCGCCGTTGCTGTACTGCTCCCAGCAGCTTGCACCGTTGAGCGCCCATTGTTCAAGCTCTGCACCGTCAATGGGCAGGCGCTCCATATTGTTTGCACCCTCCTGCACATCGTCCAGCAGGTCGAGAGCGTACAACGTAACAGCTTTATCCCATGCGCTGCGATCGTGGCGGGCGTTGAGTTCTGCGCGGATAGTATCAGCAAGTGCGGTGTAATCAATGGTCTTTTTCATGGTTTTGTCCTCCTGTTTTGTGGTGGTGTAACACATTCTTGTGTTGTCTATATAGTAACACATTCTTGTGTTGGTGTCAATGGTTTTGCACACATTCTTGTGTTGAAAATCGTTCATGTTTGAGTGTGTCCAAATCTGCACAGTTTCGGACACGTTGCCCGCCCTCCAGCATCGCCGCCAGTAAGGTCTGCCTTGCATCTGGCATGGCCTGCCCTGCTGCCTGTGCTGTACAGTCTGTCCGGGTGCGCTGGAGTGGGCGGGGATGCACCGGCAGGGTATACAGGGAACGCCGGGGGTGGGGCAGGTGAATCCCGTCACCACCGAAAAAATAAAAAAGGCTCAAAAAACACCCCACCCCTATCGCCAATCTCAAAAATTTCCCGCAAAAACAAAAAGACCCCTACAAAGGGTCTGTGTTCTGTGCTATACTTGCCTTACAAGCCTTGAAAGGGAGGAATCTACAATGGCTAAAAGTAAAATGACAACGTGCAAGCACTGTGGCGCAGAGATTGCCGCAAGTGCAAAGGTCTGCCCTCAGTGTGGCGGTAAGAACAAGCCGCCCATCTACAAGCGCTGGTGGTTTATCGCCATCATTGTTTTGATTGTTTTGTCTGCTATTGGTGGCTCTAGCAGCAGTTCTGACGGCTCTGCAAGCAGTAGCACCACTAAGGCAAGTGCATCCACCGCTTCTTCCGTTGCGTCTGTGCCTGAAATCAGCGAGGATGATTACAAGGCTGAGTGCCAGACTGTGGACTATAAGGAGCTGTGCCGTTATCCTGAAAAGTATGAGGGCACCAAGATTGTTGTCAAGGTAAAGGTCTCGCAGATTATTGACGCAAACTTCTCCGGCGGCGAAAAAGCATGGAGAACCTACACGGACAACAGCGGATACGGCTTCTATGCCGATGACGAGTATTATATGCTGGATAAGCGTGGTGGCGATGCTGTGAAGATTCTGGAAGATGACATTATCAACGTCTACGGTGAGTTCACCGGGCTTGAGAAAATCACCAGAGCATTGACCAGCACTACCGATGAACTGCCCCGTATTGAAGTCAAGTACGCAGACCTTGTAGAGGAATAAACGCATAACACAAAAAGCCAGCGGCTAGATGTTCTCTAACCACTGGCTTTTCTTATAGGCTGTTTACTTCACGATTTCAGCGTGATAGGGATGATACTCAACATTGGGCAAGGGCATCCAATACTTCACATCGTGCATGATGCACTTGTTGTCCCGGAGCAGAACCGGCTCGATCTCGCCGTTTTCGTCCGGTTCAAAGGAAAGCTGACCGCTATCGACAACCTTTCCGTCACAAGCGATAACAGGCTCGTGGACGCACTCGCCGTAGTCAACGGTGCGCCAGAGTTTCAGCATGGTCTCGAAAGCGTAGTTGAGGTATTCCCCCATATCCTGAATCTTATCTGCGGTAAGCATAGTTGTTCTCCTTTCACATGGGCATCTGGGTCTGGCCGTTCGTGACCTGAACCAACATAACGGAGTTCGCACACGGTCTCCACTTCTTGATGCACTCGACAGCTTCATCAAACCTCTTCTTCGGCACGTTATTTCTGCTGTTTACATTGAACCAGTCCTGAATGTCCCGGTTGCATTCCATGAACAACTTCTGAGAGACGCTACGGCTCTTGTAGGCCGGGCTATCCATGCCGCCAAGAGCGTTGATGACCACCGTGTTCACGACACGCTTCAACACACGCTGCTGGTTGTAGTCGATGGTCATAGTATTCTCAAGAGCGGAAATACGCTGCTCCTGTTTCATGGTGCGCTGGTCAATCACAAGGATTGCTTGCAGTTCCTTAGAAAGCCCTGCGAACTGGTTGACGGACACGTTTTTCTCAAGGTCAATCAGCTTCTGGCGAATCTCCATACCCTCAGGTGTCCGCTGAATCATTGCAATGTGCTTTGCCATGTCCAGAGTGATAACGTGCTCTGTACGAGTAGTATACGGATTTTTCGGATTATTGGTTGCGCATTTTTGAGCGACCAATGAATAGTCCGTACCTTCGACAAAACCATACTCGCACATACGAGGGAACCAGTCTTTGTATGCGGTCTTGATTTTGAGCCGCTCGTGCAGTTCTCGACCCAGCACAACCTTTTCGCCAGTGTCGGTGTCGTACACGGGGATAACATCTTCGGAGAAGATTCGGATGGTTTCAAGATTATTATTCATAGAAATTTGACCTTTCTATCTTGCGAGAGCAGGCCATCTCTGGTATAATAACCCAAAGAGGGTCTATACTCTCTGAGTGTGTGATGATACGTTCGCTTCTGTCGCCAAACTTTAGCGAGCGTATCATTTTTCGTTTTCATTGGTAGAATCCATCGGATGCAGCGTGAAGAACGCTTCACGGAAAGCAGCAGAGATGGATACCCGGTTCTTGATGCAGTATTCCTGCAAGCTTGCAAACTGCCGCTCCGTAACGCTGATGGTAACGGTGTGACCGTAACGCTCTGCGTAAGGACTGCTCATACACATTCACCCCCTTTCGTTTTGCTGTGCAATAAGTGTAACCGCAAAATATTAGGATGTCAAGAAAATACACCCCATATATTGTGTTCACTAGTGCTGGCATCAGATTTTTTCATTCTGATTGGATGCTCCCGCTTCGTACCCTGCCCGGTAGTTCAGTTCGGACAGCTTACCCAGCGCTTCTGCGTACTCCCTGTCCTCACTGGTCGGCTCTTTGCCATGGGCAATGGTTTTCAGAAATTCTTCGGTTGTCGTGGGAAATTTCATGTTTTTTGCTCCTTTCTATTGCAGAAGCGGTCTGCTTCTGCTATAATAATTGACAGAAACCGAGACTGCGCCCTTGGTTGCGCAGCTTCTGTTTTGTGGTGGAATAGGTCATCAGTGCAACTTTGGTCGGTGGTGCTGATGGCCTATTTTTTATGCCACAAAGGATAAATCTACCGTTGTTGGCTAATTTATCGTGTGTTCTGCTGTCTTAGATTATAGACGCTTGGTATATAGTTGTCAACAGCCCAATTTGTATAATTTGCATCAGATATTTCTGATTTTTACTCATTCTAACGTAAATTTACGTTATTTGATAATGATTTTGTAAACGGATTAGTTTACTTCAATGGTAGAGCTCGAAAGTATATTTTTCGATAATTCGTAAGGCTACTATTCAAGTATACAGTTTGTAAAGCAACGAAAAAGTTTACAGCCGTTTTACCACCATGTTGATAGTAAAAATTCGCAAAAAACACAAGAAGATGTTGACATAAACATAAGAATGTGTTATCATTGGGCTGAAAGAGAGGCTCAAAGAAAATGGCAGAAAAGAAAAAGGGTGGCGCAACCAAAAATAAAGTCAATTCAGGGGACATTCTTCGCTCCGTTATGAAAATCAGAGGATATACTTCTGCATCTCTTGCGAGGCAAATGAAATATGAAGTTTCTTCTTATGTAACAAACCGTGTTAATGCGGATGATTTGAAGCTGTCCACAATGGCAATGCTCTTGGAAGAAATGAAATACCAAATCGTGATTCAGCCTATTGGTGCTGATGTTGCATCGGATGAATTTGTTCTTAAGGTTCTTGAAAGAGACGGTGAATCTGAATGATCTACGGTTACGCTCGTGTCAGTTCCGCTGGACAGGCGATTGATGGCAATAGTCTTGAAGCCCAGTCGGAACTTCTGAAAGCTAACGGCGCACAGAAAATCTTTTCAGATGTTTACACCGGCACGAAGCTGCATCGGCCTGAATTGGATAAGCTAATGGATGAAATCCAGCCGGGAGATACGCTGATCGTGGCGAAACTTGACCGTATTGCCCGTTCCGCTAAGAATGGCCTTGAACTGATAGACCAGTTCATTGATAAGGGCGTTTCGGTGAACATCCTGAACATGGGGGTTATGAACAATTCCCCAACCGGCAAGGTTATTCGCACGGTGATGCTTGCCTTTGCAGAGTTTGAGCGCGACATGATTGTTGAACGCACCAGAGAGGGCAAGAAAATTGCCAGCCAGCGTCCTGATTACAAGGAAGGTCGCAAGCCTACCGAGTATGACCGCAACCTCTTTGACATTCTCCATGAGCAGGTGGAGAAGCGCATTCTCACGGTCACGGATGCTGCCAAACAGCTTGGCGTGACCCGCCAGACATGGTATCGGATTGCTGAACAGAACAGGTGAAAGTGTTCACAACCTAGAATAAAACCAATCAAGAAAGGAGAACAAGTTGAAAACGATTGACGGGAAATATGCGTCCGCAAAGGTGTTCACGGACAACATTGAAGACAAAGCGTCTGAGCAGATTCTCATGCTCTGTAATCAGAGCTTTGTTGACGGATGCAAAATTCGCATTATGCCAGACGTTCATGCTGGTTCCGGGTGCGTAATTGGGTTTACGGCAAACTTGGGGAAGAAAGTCATTCCGAATATTGTGGGCGTGGACATTGGCTGCGGGATGCTTGTCGCTGAACTCGGAATTGAACATATCGATCCGAAAAAGTTAGATAAAGTAATCAGAGAACGAGTTCCGGCTGGAATGAATGTTCACGAATCGCAGAAAATGTCAGATTCTTTCCTTAGCCAGCTTGACTGCAAAGATAGCCTACATAATGTTGACTGGATTCTTCGCAGCATGGGTACTTTGGGCGGTGGCAATCATTTTATTGAGTTGGACGAGGACGAAGAGGGAAACCAGTATCTTGTTATCCATACTGGAAGCCGAAATCTTGGAAAGCAAGTCGCAGAGTATCATCAAAATGTAGCTATCTCAAATATCAAAGGAAAGAACAAAAGAAAAGAAGCTACGGAACGTGTGATTGCGGAACTGAAAAAACAAGGCCGTGAACAGGAAATCTCGCAAAAAATCAAAGAATTGGATGTTCAGTTCCCTGATATTCCGAATGAGCTTTGCTATCTTGAAGGCGAAGAACGTGATTCCTACCTTAATGATATGCGAATTTGTCAGGCTTTTGCAAGGATGAATAGAGCAAGAATCATGCATACCATTTTAGACGGTGTTGGAATCGATTCTATGCTGACCCATGCGTCCTTCTTTGAAACCGTTCATAACTATATTGATGAATCGGATGATATTATCCGAAAAGGCTCTGTATCTGCTAGAGAGGGCGAGAAGCTGATTATTCCTCTTAATATGAGAGACGGAAGCCTTATCTGTGTTGGTAAGGGCAATCCTGATTGGAATTTCTCTGCTCCGCATGGTGCTGGCAGACTATATAGCAGAACAGCGGCTAAAAAAGCATTCAGCGTTGAAGAATATCAAAAGCAGATGAACGGAATTTACACTACGTCAGCCGATGAATCCACGTTGGATGAATGCCCGATGGCATATAAGCCAGCGCAGGAGATCATCAACGCAATCTCTCCAACCGTTGATATTGTAAAGCATATTAAGCCGATTTACAATTTCAAAGCTGGAGAATAAAACCGAATATTTGATTTTTGTGCAGTTGTAGGCACTCTTTACATTTTCAGGTAGGGGGTGCCTATTTTTTATGCAGCCAAAGCAGTGTATCGCTATCATCGACAGCATCAAAGCGTATGCAAAGCAAAATCCGACCGAAGCACAGGTCTATGAGGACTGGTTTCAGGCGGTCGTGAACCTAAGAGATGCCTTGCCGCAAGACAATCGGTTCGATGCTTACAAATACTCTGGGGAGTTGCGCTCCGTCTGTGCATCCATGATGAGCAAGATGAAAACAGGCGAGGACGTGGCGAAGGTCTATGACATTATCGGCCGGACGTACCTGTTTGAAGCAAAAGATGTGTTCGACAGTTATTGCATCTACCTTGAATGGAACCGTGCGCCGGAGAAGAAGTTCTATCAGCCCAGACGCAGAGTGCTGAAAGTGCTGGCAGACGACCTAGAGGACTTGTTTTATAAGCGGATAGATTTCTTGGGGGTCAGTCTTCCGGCTCGCGTAGGTAAGAGTACGCTGTGCATTTTCTTCATCACATGGCTTATGGGAAACCGCCCGGACGTTGCATCGGTTATGAGCGGACACTCCGACAAGCTGACAAACGGCTTCTATGGCGAAGTGCTGTCCATCATCACTGACCCTGTGACTTACAATTGGAGCAAAATCTTCCCTGACGTTCAACTTGTGGACAAGAGCGCAAAGGACGAAAGCGTTGACCTGAACCGAAAGAAGCGCTTCCCCACCCTGACTTGTCGCTCTATTGGCGGCACGCTGACTGGCGCTGTTGAAATTGGCGAGGGCGGCGTTCTGTACAGTGATGACCTGATCGAGGACTTGGAGGAGAGCCTGAATGTTGAGCGTCTGAATAACAAGTACGATGCCTACCTGAACCAGCTGAAAGACCGCAAAAAGCAAGGCGCATTAGAGCTGATGGTCGGCACACGCTGGAACGTGCTTGACCCTCTGGGGCGCATCCAGAGCCAGTATGCGGACAATCCTAAGTACAGATTCCGGGTGATTCCCGCTGTGGACGAGAATGGACACAGCAATTTCAATTATGACTACGGCGTGGGATTTGACGATGCTTACTATGCCGACATGAAAGCCAGCATTGACGATGCAACATGGGGGGCAAAGTACATGGGCAAGCCTTATGTGCGTGAAGGCCTACTGTTTCCTGCCGATGAACTGCGATATTTTAATGGCGTTCTGCCTGATGGTGAGCCCGATCGCAAGCTCATGGTTATGGATATTGCATGGGGCGGCGGGGACTTCACCGCTTGCCCTATCGCCTATGTGTATGGTGATGCCGTGTTCATTCCTGACCTTGTGTTCAATAATGGCGATAAGACCGTGACCAGACCGGAAGTCGTGGGCAAAATCATCCAGCACAAAATCAACGTGGTGCGCGGCGAAGCCAACAACGGCGGTGACGAATATTGTGACGTGGTAGACAGCCAGCTCCGGCAGCAAGGCTATCACTGCTCTGTTCGTAGCCAGCGTGCGCCAAGTGGTCAAAGCAAACTGTCAAGAATCATCCAGTATGCGCCGGACATCAAACGGTTCTATTTCCTTGACGAAAAACACCAGTCAAAAGAGTACAAGGCGTTCATGGAACAGGTGACGATGTTCACACAGCTTGGCAAAGTTCCGCACGATGATGCACCGGACAGTCTGGCACAGCTTGCCGATGAATTGTATAACGGAATCAGTAAAATTGAGCCTGTCAAGAGGCCATTTTGATTAAAAACACAATATATTGTGTTCGCTGGGTCTATTTATTTGATTTCACCACTTGACAAGGCTTATAATGTACACAGGAAGTTTTGCAGCTTCCTCTAAGGAATAGCCCGGCATAGCGAGGTTTTGTCATTTTTACTCGCTTTCGTGTCAATGAGCGTGTTCCTCCTTTACCGGCGAATGCTTTTCACTCTTTCCATTCGCCGGGTTTATATGTTGCGTTCCCTGCTGGCTGGGAATGTCAGAATACTCCCCCTCTTCTGGCAAGCAACGGTTCAATTCCGTTACGCAGCACAACTAACTACCTAGCTTTGCATGGACTTATTCTCCAAAACCTCCACCGCTATTCCCGGCTCTCAATGTAATGTTTAGGCATGACATTGCAAAGAGCAGCGGTTAAACAATTAAGCCGGGTTTCTATGCTGCATTAGCTCAGGACTAGAGCACCCGACGCATTGCCGGACATACATTGGTTCAAATCCATTATGCAGCACCAAAATTGCAGCTGACCCGTTTACGTCTGTCCGACAACTGAATGCAAAGGCTGCAATGGCTTTCTCCGGGCGGAGAATAGCATGACCGGAAGTGCGAACAGTTTCCCGGTGGCTTCTGACGGGTCTGTGCCAAACAGCCTGTTTCCAAAAATCCAACGAAAGGAGCGCTCATGCTAGTTAGAATCTGTTGTCCTTGTATCCGTCAAAACCCAATTTATAAGAACGTCCGCTGCAATCGCTATCTTGGCGAAGTGGACGGACGATACCATTTCAAGTGCGACAGATGCAAGGGCGTTATCGAAGGAGACACAAGGGAAGGATGGGTGAAAATCATCCATCCACCGGAAAAGTGAATAGCTTTTGAAGCGCAGTTTTGGCGCAGTGAGATAGACCTTAACAGGTTTGTCTTGCTGCGCTTTTTATTTTGCCGGAAAGGAGGAACACATGGCTGAGTATCAAATGGTCGTTGGCGGATTTTTGAATAATCCGCTGACCGGACGCAGGCCGATTGAAACGCCGGAAACGGAAATCAATCGGGAAAATGTACTGAAAGTGGTAATGGGCAAAGCAGAGCCTATTCATCTGCTGAACAAGAATGAGATTCGCTTTTTGCACAACTACTACTTGGGCAGTCAACCTGTCCTCCTTCGCACAAAGGAATACCATGCTGAAATCACCAACCGCATTGTAGAGAACCACGCCAACGAGTGCGTGGGCTTCTACACAGGCTACATGAGCGGCACTCCCTGCTCTTATGTGCGGTCTGAAACGGCAACTGGTGACGGTGAGGAAATCGCCCGCCTGTCCAACGCCTTGCAGTACGAGGGCAAGGATGCGCTTGATCGGCGGCTCTGGCAGTGGATGTTAGAGTGTGGACAGGGATACCGCATTGTTCTTCCTGACAGGGGGTACAACGGCAACTACCCGGACGAAACGCCCCTATTGGTGGACGTTCCCGACCCGGACATGGCGTATGTGATTTACAATTCCGGCATCGGTCACAAGCCCATTGCCAATGTGCTACACATCCCACGCAATTATCAGAATGACCTAAACGACTTGATTTGCGTGTATACGCCAAACCAGTATTTTGAAATCGACAACGGCAAGGTTACAAAGTCTGAAAATCACTCCCTCGGAATGCTGCCGATGGTCGAATACAAGCTCAACCCAGAGCGCATGGGGCTGTTTGAACCGGCCATCCCTGTTCTGGATGCCATCAACAATCTTGAAAGCAACCGTCTGGACGGCGTTGAGCAGTTCATCCAGTCCATCTTGGTGTTTGTAAACTGTCTTGTGGACAAGGAAGCGCTGGATGCTGTTAAGCAGATGGGCGCAATGTCCATCAAGTCTACCGCTGGTCTTGCCGCTGATGTAAAGCAGATTGCAAACGAACTTGACCAGCAGCAGAGCCAGACCTTGCTTGATTCCATGTTGAACGTGTACCGCAGTCTGACTGCTATGCCCAGCGCCACTGGCAGTGAGAACGCAACGTCCGACAACGTGGGCGCAGTCATTGTCCGCAACGGCTGGAATCACACAGAGGCAAGGGCGCAGCAGTACGAGAATATGTTCAAGTTCTCGGAACGTCAAAGCCTGTCTGTGATGCTCAAAATTCTGCGTGATACGGCTGGTTCTAAGCTGATGGCAAGCGACATCAATATCAAACTGCCCCGCCGTCAGTACGATAACCAGCAGAGCAAGGTTCAGATTTTTGCACAGATGCTTAATCAGAGCATTGACCCGCAGTTGGCGTTTACTACGCCCGGTCTGTTCCCTGACCCGCAGGCTGCTTACGAAATGAGCAAGCCCTTCCTGATTGCCGCCGGAAAGCTAGGCAAGGATGGGAAAGCACCGAAGCCGCAGGAACAGCCCACAGACCATATTGTTGACACCAACAAAATGGTCGGCAATCAGGCTGATGGAAAGGAAAGCAACAATGTATAAGGGCAGAGCACTTTCAAGAGCAGAGATGGCTTTATTTCAGCATATTTACGATTCACTTTCATATGCAGAGAAGCTGATTTTGCAAATTGAGCCGAATCGAGAAAGAAGCATTGCGCTTACTCACCTTGAAGAAGCCGCTCTTTATGCCAATGTAGCGATTGCTCAAACAGAGCCGAAAGAACCTTCTAAAGAACAGCTTGAACTTTTCAAAAAGATTCTAAGCAAAATCGACAATGAAACAGAGGGCGAATAACCCTTTGCTATAAACACGGCAGGGAAGCCGGGATACAAATTTCGCAGCGTTGCAGGGAAGCAACGGTAAAAAAACGCAGGAGGAAATTAACGATATGAACTACAAAGCGTTACTTGGTGATGCCTACAAAGAGGGCATGACCGCCGATGAAATTGTTTCTGCGCTTGAAAAGGCTGCAGACCCTAACGCGGAGATTGAGAAGCTGCGCAACGCCGTGACGAAAGCCAACGGTGAAGCAGCCGAGTACAAGAAGCAGCTCAAGGCAAAGCGCACCGATGACGAGAACGCCGCACAGGAACAGGCTGATAAGCTGGCAGAAATGCAGAAGCAGATTGAAGCTCTGACTGCCGACAAGGAAAACCTCGTCAAGGAAAAAACCCTTGCATCTTACCGTGAAAAGTTCGTTGCGCAGGGTTATGACGCTGAACTGGCTGGAAAGGCTGCATCTGCACTGGCTGACGGCGACATGGACAAGGTGTTTAAGTTCCAGTCGGAGTTTATGACCGCCCACGACACCGCATACAAGGCTTCTCTGCTGAATGATATGCCCACGCCTCCGGGTGCGGATGGCAATGGTAACAGCGCAGATAGCGCAGGTGTTGCCTTTGCTAAACGCTTCGCACAGGAGCGTGCAGACGCAAACAAGGCATCGAGTGACGCAATGACTGCTTTCCATTAAGGAGGAAAACATGAAGTACACCAATACTCCGGTATCGGCTCCTGAAAGCACTATTCTGGCTGCTGATACCTACGTTGCCATTCCCTTTACTGTCAAGGAAACCAATGCCGTTCCGGCTGGTTATCCCATGGCAAAGACTGGTCTGAAAGCTGCTGCCACTACTGGCACTAGCGCTGCTGACGCAGCTACCGATGCCATTGGCATTCTGCTGCACACCGTTGACCCTGCCGTCAACCCCAATGGCGCACTGCTAATTCAGGGCGTTATTGATGTGGACAAGGCAAAGCTGTCCGGCTTTACCTATTCTGCAAACGATATTGCCGCTCTGAAAAAGGCTGTTCCCGCCGTTTTCTGCCGTACTGATGTTGGCGCAAAGAGCGAGTAAGGAGGACTAAATTATGGCACTGAATCTGAACGAAATCTTCTCCCCTGCTGCGATTGCCGCCTATTGGACGAACGACCCGACCAATGCGCAGCCCTATGCTTCCGATGCTCTGTTCCCTGCTCGGAAGAAGGTCAGCATGGAACTGAAGTGGCTGCGTGGCCACAAGGGCGTTGGCGTTTCGCTGAAGCCTAGCGTTTTCGATACCAAGGCTACGTTCCGTACTCGTCAGGGCATCAAAATGACCGAGACCAATATGCCGTTCTTCCGTGAGGGCACTCACATTGACGAGGAAGACCGCCGCAAGATTATCTCTGTTCTGGCTACTAATCAGGAGTTTGCGGCAGACGTTATCAATCGTGTCTACGATGATACCGCACAGCTTATTACCGGTGCTCGCATTGTGCCTGAGCGAATGGTGTGGCAGCTTCTGGCTCCTAAGACTGGCAAGCCCGGCATCTCTATTGAGTCCAACGGCGTGAGTTACGTCTACGATTATGACCCGGACGGCACTTGGCAGCAGTCCAATTACAAGGCTTTGACCACTAAGGAGAAGTGGGACGCTCCTACCACTGCAACCCCCATCGCCACGATGACCACTGCCGCAAACACCGTGCTGGCAAACACTGGTGAGATTATCACCGATGCCTACATGAACACCAACACTTTCCACAAGATGATTGCTGCGGATGAAATCAAGAACCGGTTCCTGACGGTTATGAAAACCGCCACCGCCGTTCTTGTCGATTCCGAGGCACGTTCTGTTGTCGAAAGCGCATCTGGCATCCGCATTCATCTGTACGACAAGATGTACAAGCCGGAGGAAACCGCAGCTGCTGAGAAGTATCTGCCTGATGGCTATGTCGTGCTGGCTCCTTCTGGCTCTCTGGGCAATATGTACTATGTTGCCACCCCTGAGGAAGCCGACCTGATGGCTGGCATCTCCAACGCGCAGGTTTCCGTTGTGAACACTGGCGTTGCTGTTACCACCGAGCAGACCGTGCATCCTGTCAACACCAACATCTACGTCTCTGAAATTGTCCTGCCGTCCTTTGAGCGCATGGACGCTGTGTACTGCATCAAGGCTTACTAAGGCAAAAGGAGGAAAGCAGCATGGGAGACCAGTATTCCGAAGCGGCAGTCAAGCTGGGGCAGTACATTGCCCCAGCACTTGACCGTGAAATCACGGACGAGGACTACCCACTCTTCGACCTGCTGCTTGATTTCGCCAAAGACAAGATATTTGCACAGGGCTACCCCTTCGGCAACAAACCGGACGAGTTACCCTTGCAGTATCAGTCGTTGCAGATACGCATTGCAGCGGAACTGTACAACCACATCGGCGCAAACGGACAGACGAGTTATACCAACAACGGTATCACTCGTGTGTGGGAAAGCTCCGATGTGGCGCAGTCCCTGCTGAACGAAGTGGTTCCGAGAGTAGGTGTTATCGGCTGATGTTCAATGGAAGCCCTCTGGACAAGCGCCCGCTTTGGTATTCAAACCCCATCGGCGAGAAAGAACCTGTTGTGGACGAATGGGGAAATGAAACTGGCGAGACATCGCAGACGTGGAGTGACCCTGCAAAGCTGATGTTGAACGTCAGCCCGCCTACTGGTTCTGCTGAAGCAAGCCCTTTTGGGGCGTTCACGGATTACAGCTATGTTGTCAGTTCGTCGAGCAAAAAGCGCAACACACCGCTTTACGAAGGTACACACGTCTGGTTTCAAACGGACGTTTCAAAGCCTTTCAATTACACTGTGGTCAAGGTCGCAGAGCATATTACAGACACGCTGTATGCGCTGAAAGAGGTGGCTGCAAGTGAAAATTAAAGTGAGGCTGAGCGATGCCGGACTTCGTGATGCGGAACGTCAGATACAGGAGTACAAGACCACCCTGAACAAAAAGGCGCAGGAGTTTGCAAAGGCGTTGGCTGACAAAGGGCTTGATGTGGCGAAAGTTCGCTTTGCCAATGCAGAATATGCCGGTAACAACGATGTCTCTTGCCGTGTTGAGCAAAACGGGAACACCTGCACCATCATTGCAGAGGGCAAGGCAGTTGCCTTTATCGAGTTTGGCACTGGCGCACATCACAACGGATATGGTGGCGAACTACCGCCTGGTGTTGGTGCACATGGCTCCTACGGTCAAGGCAAGGGTGCTGGCAGACGTTGGTACTACTACGGTGACCCCGGTAATGCCGGAACCTATGTGGATACTGTTCCCGGCAAGGGGCAGTTGAATTACACCGATGGCAACGAGCCAGCTATGGCTATGTGGGGGGCTGTTGAGGAAATGGCTTCTCAAGTCGAAGCAACGTGGAGGGAGGTTTGGAATAGTTGATTGATTATTTCAATTCTATCTTCACGGTTGTTGCTAAGGAGCTGCGAAAGCAAGTCCCCGGCATCTTCGTCACCGGTGAAATCAATGACAGCAACGTCAAGAAGTTTCCGTGTGTGCAGATAGAGGAAAACAGCAATCTGCCTGTACACATTGATTCTGCCGGACACAGCAAGTACGCTGCCGTTTCTCTGCGTGTGCGGGTCTACTCTAACAAGAACACCGGGCGCATTGCAGAAGCACGCTCCATTGTGGACATTGTGGATTCTGTATTGGAACCGCTCAATTTCTATCGAAAATCGTTTGCCCCGTTGAATGGGCTGTACAACAATTCCGTCTATCGGATTGATTGCAGCTATGGGGCAACAATCGGAGAGGACGGAATGATTTACCGAAACTAAGGAGGTAAACATTCTATGAGTACTGCTATCTCCGGTCTGAATACCACCCTGTATTGTGGCGACAGCGCAACCGCCCTGACGAAGCTGTGCGACATCAAGGATGTGCCCGACCTGATTTCCGAGCCTAACCTTCTGGATGCCACTACTCTGTCTGACCCTATGCAGGTCAACATCTTTGGCATCATCCAGAGCGATACCAAGTCTTTCACCGCCAACTACAACAAGACTGACTACAAGAAGGTCAAGGAAGCTGGCTACGATGAGACTTCCGAGAGTAACACCGTGAAGTATTACGCCCTGAAGATGCAGGACGGCTCCGGCTTCACTTGGCAGGGTATGCATCAGGTTGGCCTGTCCGGCTTCGGCGTTGACGAGGTTGTGGAAATGACCATCAACTGCATCTTCACCAAGAAGCCTGAGTTCAGCGAGACTCTGACTGTCAATGGCGGCTAAACCGCAAAAATCGAATCAATCAAACCGGGCAGAACTGAACATCGGATTTGGTTCTGCCCCTATTTATAAAGGAGAGCATTTATTATGGCTGCTAAGGTTATCAACTTTCATTCCCCCGATGGTAAGAACACTTATGAGCTGACCTTCACCCGTGACAGCGTGGAAGCCACCGAACGTGCAGGTTTTCAGATTGGCCAGTACACTCAGATGACCAATCTGCTGTCCAACTCCCGTGCCCTGTTCTACGGTGCTTTCATCGCACGGAACAAGGGCATCAAGCGCAAGGTCGTTGACGAGATGTTCCAGCACATCGAGGATAAGGAAGACCTGATGGGCGTTCTGCTTGAGATGTTCATGGACGCTTCTAAGTCTCTGCTGGCAACTGACACTGAGGACAAGACCGTAAAAAACGCAACGTGGGAGATTGTGTAACTGCACAATCTCAGGAAGCAGACGGAGAGGGAGAGCCGTTCTCCTTCTCCAAGCTCTTCCACGATGTAGAAGCCTATTACATCTCTATCGGCATGACCTATGACCAGTTTTGGTACGGCGATGTCTGGCTGGCAAAGGTCTACCGTGACGCAGAGGAGCTGCGGGAACGCAGAGCTAATGCAGAAGCGTGGAGAAATGGCTTTTACATGGCATCCGCGCTTTCCTCTACGGTTGGCAATATGTTCCGTAAGAAAGGGTCTAGCCCCATCAAGTACATGGATAGACCGATTCCCCTTACTCAAAAGGAGAAAGACGAGTATGAATACCAACGCGCAGTTGAGGCGCAGGAGCGAATCAAGAGAATGATGTTCTCTATGATGGAAAGTGATGGTGGTAGTGATGGCTGATGTTGATATTACGAGCTTATCCGTAGAGATTTCTGCGGAATCGCAGGGTGCAGAGCTTAATATCGACAAGCTCGCTACCGCCATTTCTAATTTGCGGACGAAAGGCAACGTCACAAAGGTTGTGAACAGCCTTGACAAGCTTGCCGGTTCTATTGCAACGCTGAAACAGGCATCCGCTGGAATGTCCGGGCTGGACAAAATCACCAGCTTTCTAAATGGACTTTCCAACGTCAACCCGACCGCAAGCGCAAAGAGCATCAACACGGTCGTGAGCGCCATCAAGAAGATTCCTGCGGCTGTGTCTGGCTTGAACGGCGTGGACTTTTACTCCATGTCTGGAAGCATTACTCAGCTCACTAACGCTTTGGCTCCATTGTCCATTCTGGACGCATCGAACCTTAAAGCTCTTGGCAGTGCTTTCAATGCGATTGGAAAGGTTCCTGACCTGACTGACAAGCTGAAAACGACAGACCTTGATTCTTTTGCAAGCTCTTGCCAGAAGATTTCTGCTGCCCTTACTCCCCTTGCATCTCAGCTTGACAAAGTAGGCAACGCCTTTGCAAAGCTCCCCCCGCAGTTGAGCAAGGTTGTGACACAGGCGAACCGTGTGACCGCAGCCAATGAAAAGCAGCGCAAGAGCTATCTCAGCCTGTCCAATCAGATGAACGGCTTTATGCGGAACATGGCAAAGCTGGTTTCGCTGAAAGCTATTGCTGAGTATCTTGGCAACGCTGTTGCGAAGTTTAACGACTTCTATGAAGCAACAGACCTGTTTCATAATGCTATGGGCAATCTGAGCGGTGAAGCCGATGCGCTCATTAGCAAGATGCAGGGCTTGCTTGGCGTTGACCCAACCAAAGCGATGACCTACATGGCTACCATCCAGAGCTTGGGAACTTCGTTTGGTTTGGCAAGCGATAAAGCATACGTTCTGTCCAAGAACCTGACCCAACTTGCCTATGACGAGGCATCCTACTGGAACAAAAATGTTGCAGAAACCTTTACCGCAATGTCTTCCGCAATCTCTGGTGAGATTGAGCCTATTCGCCGTTTGGGCATCGACCTGACTCAGGCACGGTTACAGCAGGAACTCCTCGCTTTGGGCTTTAACAAACAGGTTTCTAGCCTGTCTCAGGCAGATAAGGCGGTTCTGCGTTACATTGCCATTATGAAGCAGACCTCCAACGTGCAAGGCAACCTTGCACAGACCATCCAGAGCCCTGCGAATCAGATTAAAATTCTGAAAGCGCAGTTGGATATGCTGGCGAAGTCTGTTGGCTCTCTGCTCTACCCTGCCCTGAAATCCATTCTTCCCCCGTTGATTGCCGCTGTGCAGCTCATTCGAGAGTTTGTTGAATGGGTGGCAAAACTGATGGGTGTGAAGGTCGTGTTTACTGATTTCACTAAGAGCGCTGACAGCGTTGGTGGCATCGGTGACGCAATGGATGACACGGCCGATTCGACAAAGAAAGCTGCCAAAGCCCTCAAGGACTACACGATGGGCTTTGATGAACTGAACATCATTGACCCCACACAGGGAAGCTCCGGCTCTGGCAGCGGCGCATCTGCTGGCAACATCTTGGGCGATGTAGACCTGTCCGGCTACGATATGTTCAAGAACTATGTCGGCAACACTGTGGATGAAATCAAGGAAAAGCTACGCAAACTTGCTCCTATTGTTGCTGCTATCGGCGCCGGTTTTGCCGCATGGGCTATCGGAAACGCGCTTCTTACTGCGTTGAAAGACACTCATGATTGGGCATACAAGCTCGGGAAAATCGTTGGTGGTCTTAATCCAGAGCTACTTCTAGTAGCCGGGACGGTCGCCCTTATCGTTGGTCGATTTGTTCAACTTTATCAAAACAGCGAAAATTTCCGGCAAGGTTTAGCCCGTATCAAAGATTTGATTTACCTTGCGGGTCTTGGGTTTACGCAAGGCTGGAATATTTCTTTGACTGATGGGAAACTTGGCGAGTCTATCAAATGGCTAAAAGAAGCTCTTTCTAATCTCGGTCAAGCGATTTGGAATTTGATTCCTGAGGAATGGCAGGGAAAAATCTCTACTGCATTCGAGACAATTCAAAAAGTTGTCAAAGACCTTGACCTCGATTTGGGCGATTTGGTCATGACGCTTATCGGAATCGGTTTGACTATTAGCGGGCATCCCGTTGCTGGTCTTGCAGTTCTTGGTTTCGAAGCCGTCTCTGTCGCCGTGCGTGGTCTTGGCAGTGAAAGCGAAGCAGAAGCATTTCAGCTGAAATCTGATTGGCATGATGCTTTCGTGAATTTCGGCACGATTGCGGCCGAAACAGTGGCAGACATCATAACTGCTCTCGGAAATCTTATCAATGATTTTGCAATTCTTATCGGATGGATTCAAAATGGCGTTTCTGAAACGGAAATGCTCGACATCCAGATGAATGGAAATTTTCTTGAAGGTGCAATCGCGTCTCTTGCGCAAGTTATCCACGACATGGGCGTGTTCATTGGATGGATTATTAAAGGCGTGGACGAATCAGACCGCCTTGCCATCGCCGCCAATGGAAACTTTGCGGAAAAATTTGTTCTCTTGATTGCTGATGTAATCAATGGAATCAAAGACGCTGTAACGTGGTTCGGAAAACTGATTGATAAAGTTTCTAAGTTTAATCCGTTAAGCGTCGGCAAAAACATTATTGATGGCATCACGAAGGGCATCACGGGGAACACCAATGTGTCAAATGACGCGACCAAACAGTTGACCGATGGAATCAAGAAAACCGCTCAAGATGAACTTGATATTCACTCTCCCTCTAAGTGGTTTGAAGGGATTGGCAGCTACGTCGTTCAAGGCCTTGCAAACGGTATCACTGGTGCTCTCGGTTATGTCAACGATGCTATGAATAAACTCGTAGACGCCACCAAGCTTAAGGGCGAAGAGATGGCGAACTATGGCATTGACTGCGGCACAAGCTACGTCAATGGCATCATTTCCGGGCTAGACTCTAAGTGGGCCGAACTCGATAACAACCTCAAAACCGACTTCTTCGGTACGGTGCAGACGTTCATCCAAGCCGCCCAGAGTGGCGATTGGAAAACGGTCGGCACTACGATCGCCGCTGGCATTTGGGGCGCTATGGGTGATGAGCAGCGTAAACGCGCCAAGTCCGTTGCAAGCGACCTTGTAAGCAGACTAAGCAAAGAATTGAAAAGCCAAGCTTCTTCTCTGCTGAACACCGCTGCTACCATTGGGAAAAATCTGGTGAACAATCTGACCCAAAACTTTGGAAAGGTTTCCGCTGAAACTCAGACGATGCTTTCCGGCATTACGCAGGCTTTCGGAAACGTGAAGTCTCCCCTCGCAACGGCAGCTAAAGCCATCAGTGCGGCGCTCTCTGGTGGTTTACTCAGCTCTTTCCCGACGATTTTTGCCGGGTTTGCAAGTCTGGTAAGCACCATCGGAACCGCAGTGGCAGGAATGCTTTCTGCTGTGGGTGCCGCCCTCAGCGCTACGATTTTTGGCATTCCAGCTGGCATCGTGGCCCTTGCCGCCGCCGCAACCCTTGGAGTTGCGATTGCTGGCATCGTGTCGAAACTTGGCGGTAGCCGGTCTACCGGCAGTTACAGCGATACATCTCAGTACGTCGGAAGCTCCAGCTATAATTCCTCGACGTCTAGCTCTTCTTACAGCGGAACTTATTCTGCGGCCGGAGGAAACTCCGAAGAGATGAGAGATGCTGTGTACAACGGCTGCTACAACGCATTCCTCGACATCTGGCAGCGGTATGGAGAGGAAATCTCTGATGGAAGAGATGTGAGAGTGTACCTTGACGGCAAGCAGCTTACTGCTTCCGTTGAAAAAACGCAGAAAGAACGCGGCATGTCCATTATGGGTACTGAAGTTTACTCTTACTAAGAAAGGATGGTTCAGATGGCCAATATTCCTGCACTGGTTACGGTGAATGGCGTAGAGTTGCCGGAACCCTCCTCTTATGAGGGAACGACTAGCACGATCGTGGACTCTGGGCGAAATGTTCAGGGAAAGGTTGTTGGCGCTGTCGTGCGGCATGATGTGGCAAAGGTCTCCATGTCATGGAACTACCTTACCGCGCGGCAGTGGGCCGACATCCTGAGCCTTTTCACCACGAATTTTTACTGCACTGTTAAATTCTATAACCAAACCACAGCCGGTTATACCACCCGTCAGATGTATGTCTCCGACCGCACCGGCGGTATGTGGCGCAGAGGGCCGAAAACCGGTGGCGTGATGGGATGGACAGGGTGCAAACTTTCTCTTGTGGAGGTATGACACATGGTTGAAGTCTCCGATAAGTGGAAAGAAAAATTTAACGAAACCCTTGTCCCGGAATCTTTTGTAGAGATTACCTGTGGAATCACTGAGCCGGGTATCAACAAAAAAGCTACCATCGTCACGTCATCGGCAGCCCCGTTCTCCACCTTTCACAATATTGCACTTTCCGATAACGCTTCCATTTCGAGGTATTCCACAGGAGAGCCCAATCTCACTGTCCTTGATGGAAGCTGTGACATTGTTCCTTCTTCTCCTCCGTATGGGACTACTGGTTTTTTGAGCGCCGAGATTTTTGACGATTCAAGTCACCCTGTTATTCGGCTTGAGCTTCCGAGCGAAAACAAATCTTCGATTCCCGGTGTTTCAATTTGCTGGTCTACAGCGTTTAACGAATACGCTACAGATTTTTCGGTCAGCGCATATCTTGGGGCCAAAAAGCTGAAAACCGTGACTGTGAACGGAAACAAATCCATTCGTTCTGACGTTGAAGTAGAACTTTCCGGGTTTGATGCTGTAGAGCTAGAGGTGCTGAAGTGGTGTCTCCCCGACCGAAGAGTAAGGGTCGAGCAAGTGAAAATCGGAAGGTATCTGGTGTTTGACAAGACCAAAATCTTGTCCTACAGTCATTCTTCTGCAAGAGACCCTATCTCCGGGCAGCTTTCTCAGGAGTCGATTTCTTTTAGTTTGGATAACAGTGACCGCACATGGGACTCCGTAAACCCTCAAGGGATTTACAAGTACATCTATGAGCGCCAGCCTGTCACCGTTCGTTATGGAATGGATGTTGATGGAAAGACTGAATGGGTGAGCGGAGGAATGTTCTTCCTGTCGGAGTGGAGCGTCCCTGCCAACAGTATTGAGGCGTCCTTTCAGGCGCGAGACGCTTTCCTGTATCTATCCAGCACGAAGTACACCGGAAGAAAATACGGCACGCTCTATGAGATGTGCTACGATGCCTTGGAGCTGTTGGAAGCGGATGAAATTACCTTCGATATTTCGGATGAACTGAAAGATTACTCCACCGACATTACAAGCGATGAGTCTACTTATCACAATTCCGATATTTTGCAGCTTGCGGCAAACGCTGCTGGAATGGCTTTGTACCAGACTCGTGATGGCGTGATAAAAATTAACAGAGTCTACGGAGCCGATACATCCAATCCCGTGTTGGACATTCCAGTACTGAACAATTATTCTTGGCCGGAAATCACCTTTGCTCAAAATATGCTCAACGTGGTGACCACCGCAGGTGGCGTTACCTACGCTTATCCCGAAAGCCCTTCGGGCAAAGGCGTCAGCCAGACTTTGAGCAATGTTATGCTCACAAAGGACATCCTTGCAAAATCCAGGAATGCCCTTACAGAGTCTTATGGAGTCCTTTCCAACCGCCGCAAGGCTTCTCTCACATATCGGGCAAGCCCTACTATTGATGCTCTTGATATGGTAAAGATTCACCATCAGTTCAATTACGATGCTGTCTTGCTGGCAACCAATGTAAAGTACACTTTCAATGGGTGTTTCAAAGGTACTGTAGAGGGGTACATGATGGCAGATGCTCAGGCTATGTCTCTTGACCATACCAGCGAACAGCTTGGATGGGGCGAGTCCGTTATTTTGTCTGCTACCCTCTCCCCTGCTTCTATTGACTCTCCTAAAATCAACTGGGCAGCTTCTCCCGAAGGAATCGTCTCCCTTCACGTTCTGACGAATGCAGAAGGAAAATCCACCTGCCAAGTCAAGTGGAACTCTCCGGGCAAGGCTGTTGTCACAGCTTCAGCAGGCGGCGTCTCCGCAGAATGTTCCTTCGCTACGGCGTCGTACAATCTGTTTGATGTTGCGGAAGGCAGCACCGTTCTTATGAATGAGGGTGGCAACGTGGCCGAGTTCATCGTTGCAAAACATGACTACGAAAGCGAGCTGAATGGAGTCGGGCGAACTCTTCTGGTTCGAAAACACTACGCGGCTATCATGGCTTGGAGCTCTACATGGTCTACTTACGCCAGCAGCAGCGTAAACAGCTGGCTCAACGGAGAGTACTTCAACTCGTTCAGCTCCGCCCAGAAGCAAGCTATCGACAAGACGACTATCTATTATACTCCCGGTTTTTCTGACTCTTATTGCAATTCTGGCAGTAGCAAAGTGACTACGATGGCAAAAAGCATTTTTCTGCTTTCTCACCACGAGTTTGGATACGACACGGAAGGCTCTGATGCTCCGAATTGGACAACTAGCAGCCCGAGCTATAAGCACAACGAGGGCACTCCCCTGCAAAATGCATCTGGAATCCTGAAAACGATGCTTGCCTCTGACATGGAGGGCTCCAGCAGAGGACGATCTATTTGGACGAGAACTCCTTACCTGTACTCGCTTCAGATGCTTCGTGATATTGCTGGCACAAGTTCAAGCGCCAACAAGTACTGGCGGCCTCTGTTAGTTAGCAAACTTGTAAATGCATACGCCGTGTATGATTCTACGTTACAAGTGAATACCAACGCAGAGACAATTTCCTACGCCACCAATGATGAAACCCCTCGTAAGTACGATAATGTTGTTCACCCTGCATTTACCGTCCCAAAGTCTCTTGCTATTGATGCTGAGGGAAAACTGATTTTTTAAGAGGCGAAATATGGCAACATGGATAACCGACCGAACGCAGGCGGATATAGACCGGGTCAAAGAGCTGACCGCAAAGGCAAGAACCGGCACATGGACAGAAGAGGAGCAGCAAGAATGGGCTTCTGGCATGAAAGGTGCGCTCAGCTACACCGATTACAACCGCATTGAAAACGGAATCAAAGAACTTGCTGAAATCGTTGGCGCATCTTATTCTGCAAGGATTGTACAGCAAAACATTCAAGTTGTTACTGCGAAAAATGAAAGCGGCGACATTCCTGCGTGGGACACTTATCCCGCCAAGTACGAGTTCTTCATGCCGCTGACTGCCAAGAAAGCGGGCCTGCGACTCCGCTCGCTGGAGTTCCGCGTCAAGGGCTATGTGCCGGGTACGATGCGCACCATCCTGCGCAAGTATGGCTCCACGACCGCCCTAGTGGACAAGTTTACCGACATTATCCGCGGCTACAGCGACGTGGTGCTGGACATGGGCGATTTCCCGCTGGAGAAGGGAACAGAGTACCAGCTCTATTTTGCCGCCTCCAACAACTTCTACCCGCCCTCTGTCGAGCCCTCATGGGTCGTCGCAAACGACTACGTCAACATTACAAATGGAAGCGCTTATTACGGCGACGACAGCAAGCTTATTTTTTCAGGAACAGTCGGTTTAACCGTGCCTGTGGAAGCTGGTTGGACAATCAATGATTATCTGACCATTGCGGATGCCACTCGGTGGATTGATAACGTGAAAGCCATTCGTTCCAAATGCAGCGGCAGAAGTTCTACCCCGGAAACTCCCGAGGCGTTGAGCTATCATTTTGCGGTTATCAATCAAATAGAAAAAGTTTTGTCTGACATTGAAGCGATGGCAAAAGACCATTTACTTTATTGTTCAGATACAATATGCGGAGGTGAACCCTATTATGCACTTTGTTGACCGAAAGGCAAAATATCCCGGGCGTTGGACTATGATGAAATCTGATGGCACATCAGAAATCATCACTTTGATTCGTAATGATGAACCTGTTGTCGAGGGTACTCCAATGAACGCCGACACCCTCAACACTCTGAGCGATGTTGCAGGGGCTGACATTGCAAGGGAAAAGGCGGAAGCCGCCGCAACCGTTGCGTTAACCGCAAAAGACGCTGCTGAATTAGCCGCAAACTCTTCGGAAGAAAGCAAAGACGCTGCGGCGAAGAGTGAAGCTGCGGCGAAGCAGTATGCGGACAATGCAGCGGCTATCGTCACCA